ATGGGGAATCGATGGTTAAATAAATTCGGATTAGTTATTATCGGTACGTCACTTGCGCTTTCAGTAGGCTGTACTCCACAAGATAAAGAAGCGGCATCACAAGCGAAGGTACAGAAGGAGGAAGAAAAAGCGCAAAAACAAGCTGAAAAAGAAGCGGAGAAAGAACGTAAGCAACAGGAAAAGGAAGAGAAAGAAGCGGAGAAACAACGTAAGGAACAAGAGAAAGTAGAAAAGCAAGCGAAGGAAAGAGCCGAAAAGAAAGAAAAGAAAAAGCAAGCGGAGATTGACAAAGAAGTTTCCAAAACTAAAGAGACAATACGTAAATTACTTATGACGACTGATAAAACCCTGACTGACTTAAAAAGGTCAGTAGCTAATGGTGGAAGATTATCTGAAATTGATACTAAGATGCTTTCAGGTGATTTAAAGTTAGTCCTTGAGCATGTAGGTGACATCAAAAGTGTCAAAGGTGAAACAGAATCTATTAAAAATTATGAGACTAAGTTAAACGATTTTATCCAATCGTTTGAACAAGGTGAAGAACGCGACATTAAAGAACTTATACGTGACATTAAAACATTATAAAAAATCGACCGCCTATTACGGGCGGTCTTTTCTATAGTTATTACTCGTACTGATACCACCAGTTACGCTCATCTAGCCATGCGGTGAACTTGTCCAATTCAGAACCAATGCGACGTTCTGTGCGAACACTAAAAATTCCGTCGTTTTTACCAGAGATTTGGATAGAAGCTCCATATCCAAGTTTGTTAAGGAATTCTGCCACCTCCTGTAAATGATTAAACCCAACTCCACCAGTTGCCACTAATTTATATCCATTGTCAGCCACAATAAATCCTCCTTGTTTTCCAGTAAACCACTGGATTGGTTTATTTCCAATTAATTTATTTAAATCGCATTTACCAATACCAGGCACATGTCCCGTCTCTGTATATTGCCAAATATCACATTCATATGTAGGTTTGTTTCCGCCGTAACGAGGGACCCAAAGAAAATCTGCTTTCACTCCGCTTAAACCGTACTTATTGTACATGTGATGTGATACATATAGTCCCACTTTCCAGCCACGTGACTTACAACGATCAATAAATGCTTGAGAAGCCTTTGCTAAATTTGTTGCTCCACAACTCTTCAATGTATCATCTTCTACATCAAGAACCAGAAATTTTGCATTTGGGCTAACGCGTTTCATAAAGTCATCTGCTTCCACAATCGCATCATTAACAGAAATGTAGCAGCCGTATGCGTATGCCGCATGAGGAATGTTATATTTCTCAAGATTGGTCACATATTCTTTATATTTGTAATCAACTGTTCTTGAACCATACTGCACCCGACAAATTGCTAAAGCAATGTGTTTTGAAGCAATTGGCCAATTAATATTTCCATTCCATTTAGAAATATCTACTATATGCTTGTGTTCCGCCACTATAAGCCCACTCCTTTACTTTAAATTGTGTTTTTCAAGAACATCTTTTTGCTGCAACCCTCTATTACTTAAATAGTTGTTTTTCCATGCCATATACAGCGCATAACCACCGGTGATTACAGCTACGATATTGTTTGTTAGTTCGTTACTGATAGTCTGGTAACCGACTAAGTTTAATACGCTATTGATTACAGCAATAATCAAGATGACAAAACGCGTAATTGATGCATTATCTAAATTTTTCATGTGATTACCTCCTCTCATTTCAGGAAATTTAAGATGTTAAATAATAAAAGGACTGCCAATGACAGTCCTGAAATCCACATGGATATATTTGCTTTTTTGTTACTTTCTAATTTTTCTTGCGCTATCTTTAAGTCCCGTATTTCTCGATCACGAAACTTGAACATTTCTTCAACTTCAATACGAGTAATAGAGTTTCTTTGATTATTGTCAAGTTTTTCTTCAATTCGTATTACAGTAGCATTCATCGCTTGAAGCTGTACTTCAAGTTTCGCGATACGCTCATATTCCTTTTGGTCCACTGCTGTCACCTCTTCTTAGAGCAAAATAAAAAAGACCAGCTATTGCTGCTCTGCTTTTTTATCGATTAATTTATCGACTAATAATTGTTCTAACACTTCTATTCTGCGATTCATTTCTGCCATTTCTACTTTATGTTGTTCTTCCATCATCTGAATTTTTTCATTGTATTTCATTTCTAATTCTTGCACGGCAGCGGTAAGAATAGAGAGTGTAGAATATAGTTTAATTCCGTCCTTCTCTGGTGTAGTAAAAATATCATCTGTTTCTTCCGCAATAAAGCCGTACTGCGTTTCAACATCAGCTATTGTGTACGGTTCAATTCTGTCCTCAGGCTTATTCATTCGCATTTGGTACAATTCATACATATCTCGTTTTAGCAGATACTGTCTGACTTTCAACTCTCTTATTTTATCTAGTGCCGAAAACGGCAAATCGCGAACGGATGTTTTTATTTTTTTAGTTGACCTGTTGATATGTTGCATTGCATACGAGTTTTGTTCAGCCCATAAATTCGTCTCGGAACGAACACCACCATGTGCGGTCACCTCTGAAACTTCTATACCACGAAATTCATTACCAGCCCGATTCTTGATTTGCAATAACTTATCATAGCCGCTCACTTTAGATGAACGAATTATATGATTTCCTAATATAATGTCGCAATCATTGCCGTATGTCGGCGTTCTAAATTCAGCAATTTCGTAATCATTGTGATGAATTGTAACGTGATCACCGTCAAGATTCAGTACCCCGGCTGATTTGAGCCACATGCTCGATTGCGCGGTCAGCCCTAAATCGCCACGCTCGGTCATACGCATGTTACTTTCTGCACCATTTTTATCGATAAAACGATAGTAAACACCTTTTGCATCTTTGTAGATACTTCCTAAATTTCTTCCTGTACCATCACCTTCACCAATCACGATATACGGATTGGACGTCTTACTCTGTTTCTCGTTTTCAAAACCAATTACAATTTTCGCTCGTCCTTGATTCACGAACTGTAATACTTGGTTTTTCATATGAATATGCTCATTGGTATTACTTGTTTTGACCGTCGTACCTTGCAACAACCCGGCTGTAATCCACTCTGCTTTTACTTTACCTACCAGATCAATTAGATCAACTTTAATTTTGAGCTTCTCTGCTGACAGATTGATAGCTGCGATAATATTGCCTTTTTTCACTTGAGCTAGAATGCCCTCGTCTAATACTTGTAACTTAGACCCCACTTCTTTGACATAAGCGTCGAAAGTATCATTCAAAAAGGTTTCGTGTTTTTCAGATATAATTTCAACGCCTTTTTCATTCTCTGAAATCTTTCGCTCTAGTTCCGTTACTTTTTTGTTATATTGTTCAGTTGCTACCTTGTCCGCTAAGTCATCCATGATTTTATCTTTGTCTACAAAGTCGTTTGGATTTTCTAGAAAGCTGGAAGGTATTGTTCCGACTTGTAGCATTGGTTGAGCCATCCACAATGTACCGTTTCGTCTTATCTGATAACGAAATATTACTTTTACTGTACCAGAAGGGGCAGTTGCACTTTTATAAACTCTCAGCCATTGATCTTTTGTTAATTTTAATTCTTCGGAAACTTGTTTAATTACACCGCCACTACTGTTCAAGAACTTAATTTCTAACGCGCCACCTTGATCTAGTCCAGCTGGGTTGTCAGTTCTAAAGTAAGCAGAAGCGACAATGGTTTCACCTTCTCTCAGTTCTACTCTTTGTTCAGCACCATAATAGTGATTAGAAGTATTGCCTGTAGAAACCGTTTTGAAAGAGTTTATACCATCTTTAACAACAGTTGTATCAATATGTGTCCTTGTAGCGTCATGTAATTTCCAATACTTAACACTATTAGTTAATTTGGCATTCCTAATCAAGTTAATGCTACCAATTCCACCCACGTAATCCTCAACATCTTTCATTTTCACCATCAATGCAAGTTCATTAGAATGTTGCTTGATTGTTGTCTGTGCTTCAGATATCGCTTTTCCTTGTTGTGTTTGCGTTTCTTGAAGTTTAGATACGTTTTGTTTGATACCGTCCGCCGTCTTTTCAACATTTGTTACACGTTTATCAAACGAAGTTTGCGTGTTTTCGACTTTTGTTATGGTTTCTTTGATGCCGTTTACGCTTGTTTCTATTTCTGTTGTTTTCTTGATGAAATCTACAGTAGAAACTTGGTCTTTATCAGCACGACGCCAATCCGTCATAATGTTGCCTTCTTCGAATTGCGGCAAGGCAATCCATACACGGCCATTTTTCCATACGCGGCAACCAACACGTACTTTAGTTGTTTCTTTAGGAATAATACCTGTAGCACTGTATCTGCCCCAGTTATTATTTCCTAAATTTTTAATATCAATATCGGTACGAAATGTTGCTGTGCGGGTGTTGTCGTCTCTTTCGCAAATAATCTCAATTCGAAGAATATTATCAAATGTATTGATATCATCCGTCATTACATAGAAGGAAGCTGTGTAAGGTTCTCCGATTGTAAAAGGTACATTCTTTTGCTCTGCCCCGCGATAACGAAAAGTTGTTTCGCCTCGTTGGTCAGATTTTAATGTATTGAAACCTTTATATTTTACAGTTGTATCAACTGATACGTTTGCTACTACTGTCCAGTTAGCCATTCCATTTTCAAACGTAGAATTTAAAAGTAAGTTGCGTCCACCTACCTTTAAGTTATCTAAGCGATTTGTGACTTGACTAATTAATTGTGTATTAGAAGTAGCAGTTTGCTTAATCTCATTTGTCGTCTTTGTAAGTCCGTCTGTTGTGGACTGGATATTAGCAATAGTCTGCTTCGTTCCTTCCACAGTGGACTCTACTGTATTTAACTTGTTGCTAATTTCATTATCCTTCTTGTTTAACGATTCAATAGATTGTTTGAATCCGTCTGCGGTTTGCTCGATTTGAGTCACTTTTTTATTAATGTTACCTTGTTCGTTTTTCACATTAGATATCGTTCTATTAACACCCTCGAGACTTTCTTTTACTTCGTTATACTGTCCTGTCGCTTCATTCTGAACAGCTTGTACTTTTTTATCTAGTTCTTTTTTTGTAGATTCAATATCTTTATTCACTTGCTCAAGTGTTTCTTGCTTCACTGATTCGACGTCTGGAACAACTGGTTCCCAGTTGCCATTCTTCCACAATTTGAGAATACCGGGCTTACCGTTACTGATATCCAACCATAGTGTTTTACCATCTTCCAGTCCTGTTGTCGGCGGCGTTTTACTTTCAATAATCGTTGTTTGATAGTTTTTTAAGTTTTGTTGTACTTTTTCCGCTAATGTTTTTGCCGCTTCTGATTCTTTACGTGCAAGCTCAATGGTCTTTTTACTTTCTTCTACAACTTTTTCAAGCTGTTCTAACAGTTCTTTATTCGCTTTACTTCCTAAAGAACCAAGAATTTTATTGTATAACTTCCTTAATTCTTCGTTTTGGTCTACAATCTCACGGTAGTCACCAAATGTATATTTATTTTGTGTAGGGTCTGTGAAAGATTCGTCACCAACAATCGCTCTTGCTTCAAGATACAGTTTTGGTGTAAACCCTGTATCTTTAATTCGAATCATGTCGCCTTCGCTAATTTCTTCATGTGACAATCCAAATACTTTCGAAATGTCCGCCGCTTCTACTTCGTATGATACAGACGTATTCACACGTTTTTTAAACTCTGTTTCCATGAGAGTCATAAGACGTTTTGGATCCATGTTCTGTTCTTCTGTCTCTGGAGTATAGAACCCAAATTTATGTTGTCCATTCTCGCTCCAACGCTGAAAAGCGTCCGAGTCTGTGATGTAAGGGAGTCCATTATTAATTGATTCAACTGTAATCAATTTGTCTCCCTCACCTCTTACAAAACCAACTAAAGCTGTACAAATATCACGTGAATGTTCAATACGTCTCACACTAACTAAATCTTTGCCGATCGTTACCTCTTTACCAGTTTCACGACCACGCTTTTTGACCATGTCGACATACCAGGCAACTACTTGAGAGCCAACTACTTCAACTCGGTATTGGATTTCCAACCCGAATAAAGAAGCGATTTTCTTTAAAAATGTAAGAGGGTCAATAAACTCGTCAATGGTCATCGTGTGGAAGCCTGCGTATTCAGTACGTCCCCGCTTCCATTTCGTTCCCGCTAATGCCATGTCTACAAATTCATCAAGTGTTTTCGATTCAATCTTTTGCGGTTTAATAATTCCAGCCTTCGCTAACAAGACCCATGCACCGGCTGCATGCACAGTAACAGACCTGTCTTTTGAATCCTTTTCAACTTCATTCGAAATCACGTATGGAACAATGCGACCGTCTCGAACTTGCTTCAATATTAAATTTTGTTGTTGTAAAGTTATCGCTTGGTCTGTTCCATCAAATGTAGTGAATTGTAACGTATCTATATTATTTTTGAGTTCCCAGTGACGAATATCGTCCCAGTAATCTTTCGACTGAATCGCTGCAACAATTTGTTCTGTTTTAAAGTCTACGACATGTAAAATTCCGTTCATTTTCATTATCTATATCGCTCCCTAAAGCTGATAGTCGCTTTTCCTACATCGCCCGGCATGATGTCAACCCTGTTATCTCCGCGTATTACGACTGGAAAATCACTGAAAATGTCTTTGATACCCACTGCATCTTTACCATTAATCGTTACAAGGCTTCGATCGGTATCGATAACCACTTTATCTCCCTTATCGAAGATATACGGCTTTGTGTTCGAAGGTACTTTATTCACTTTCCAAATTTTTAAGTCATCGATACTCATCACTGAAACTGGATCATTTATATCCCATGCCATGATCGCGATCATGACTTGAGCTACTTTACGATTTGTCATTGGATTTCCACTCTCATCAATCCATCTTTCTACTAATGAAGCATCGTCAATCTCCGTTCCGTCTCGGAATCTAGCAACATATACAGACCACTGATTCCCTCGTCTAGCGACTCTCAAACGCCCATAAAATTGATTAAAAGTGTTCGGGTGAGCGCCACTTGTATCGACTAATTTTCGAACACTATTAGGCGTTCCAGCATTTCCGATTCGCATATATGCTTTTGTCATTTCAGCATCCCAGTACAGATCATTCATATTGATGCGTGCAACAATATTACTCGCTTCATCCAAAAGAAGCACTTCCACACGCCCCATTTGTCCGATATTCGTTGATTTCAAGCGTACCCATGCTTCCATTTCAAAGTCTTGCAACGGTCCAACAGGAATATTCTTCTTGGCGATGGCACCGTGGAATCCTCGTTCTTGTCCGTAATCTTCACAATAAAGCGCGTAACCATCCCGTACTTTGAAAGAGCCTGTCCCCTTCATATCATCAAACTGGCTTACAGGAGTCCAGCCTACTGTAGTAGACATTTCATCCCACATAACGCGTTCGCGTTCTTGTACGGTTTTTTCTTCGACTGTCAATGGATAACCAATGCGAAAATAATTTCTTTCGCTAGGATATTTTCCGAACCAAACATCCAAAAACGTAGCCGGTGTCTCTACATCAATTTCAACAAGGGCAGGCGTTTCTACGCTACCCTTATTCATGAAACGCGATGTTATTTCTGTAGTCCAGTTTCTTTCGAACGCATGAGTTTGCATTTTTCCTAGTTTATAAGGCATTGGGCAGATAAAGGTAATGGTCGCTTGATGAATTTTAGACTTCTCCAAATTCTCCTCTACCTTTTCTTTAGTGCCGTAATATAATACGTCCGGCTCATCCATAAACGAAATAGGCACAGGTTCGTCCGTACTTAGTAAATCATTAAGCTCATCAATTCGCTTTCTTAATTCAAAAAAGGAGACTCCCTTGAGAGAGAAGTCAACCTCTAACTCTCTGTTGGGAGTCCTTTTGTTTAAGTGGTAGGATCCAGGACGGTTCGGAACCGTTAGTGTGTTAACCTCATCGCTTAAAACTCCGCGACCTCTTACATCGTTAACCATAAAAAATCCCTGTTCGTATTTTTCTGCGAAATACTCTTCCAAATTTATCCCGTTAAAAACTAGCAATCTACCGCCCTCCTTTAGAATATTGCTCTTCGTTCTTTAGCTATTTTTTGCTCATTAGTAATATCGTCAACAAATCTCACAAATTCTTGCTTACCAATCTGCACGTTAATATACGCAGGTTGTTTACTATTCGAAGATTGACCCGGTTGTAGGTTCGATTTATTTACAGCATCTATAATCGGAGTAGTTTTAGCTGTTCGGTATGTCCCTAACCCCTCAGGCATTCCGTACACAGTTTCTACAGTCAACGCTTCTGGTTTCATCCATTCAGCCATTCTCTCGGTTGTTTTTTGTACAGCGCCTTTCATTGCGTCAATACCATTAATCCAACCTTTCATCATGTTGACACCAATAAAATCTCTGAACCATCGACTTGGTGAATGAATCGACAGGAGTCCTGAGATTTTATCTTTAATCCCGTTACCGATATCCGTGATTTTGTCCCAAATTGCACTTGCCATTGAACTTATACCATTTAAAAGCCCCTGCATCATGTTACGTCCTATGCTTCCTAAGTCGATTCCACTCAAGAAAGATTTCACATTATTGAAAATTGAAGTTACTGTGCTATATACCGATGATAGGACACTCGATGTCATTGATTTAATGCTATTCCAAATTGAGGAGACAATACTACCTATGGATGACATCACTGACGAAATGACCGACCGAATCCCTGAAAAAATTGAGCTTACTAGAGAAGATACGGCTGATAGAACACTTGAAAAAACAGATCTTACTAGATTTAAGCCAGCAGTCACGATAGAAGAAATTAAGCTAATCGCTCCTTGGATAATGCTCCGGATTAATGACATCGCACTAGACGTGATCCCCTTCACAGCATTCCAGGCTCCGGACCAGTCGCCTTTCAGTAAAGAGGTAAATAGTTTAATAATGTTAGTAATAATATTAATGGCCGACGTTATTACACTAACCACTGACGGAAAAACAGCTTGCACAATCGACAAAATAAACTGAATTGCCGGAATCACGACTCCCTTTATAATTGTGGCTATCCCTTGGAGAATCGCACTTGCTACAGGAATTGCCGCCTGAATGATAGAAACCACAACCGGAAAAACAGCTTGGACCACTTGCAGAATTAGTGGTATCACAGTCGTTGCAATAACTCTAATAATTTCACCAAACATTTGAAGTACAGAAATCACAATCGGAATCGCTGCTTGAATGATAGAAACTATGATTGGAAAAACAGCTTGCACAGAGGATAGAATCATAGGGATTACAGTCGTTGCGACTATCATGATAATTTCACCGAATCCCTGAATCAGCATTCCTGCAATCTCAAATACAGTTTGGATAACCTGTAATACAATTGGAAATCCTTGTTGAAACGCTTGAACAAACATTGGTAGATAAGTAGCTGCAAATTCTGTGAAAATCTGAGCTACTTGCTGAATCGCTTCAGTAATAACAGGCATAATTTCAATTGTTGTATCAGCAAATAACTGGATTAGCTCTAGGGCTAATGGCATTACGGCTTGTACAACTTCTCCAAATAGACTTGCTATCGTTGTACCTAGTTCACCGAATGCGGCTCCTAGCTCAGCAAGTACCGGTCCTAATGTTGCTAAACTTTCCGCTATCACTTGACCTGTTTTTTCGAATTCAGGTGCTAGTGGTGCAAATGCGTCAATAAATCCTTGTGCAATAGACGTCAAAATTGGCATAAGTGTAGCAGCTACGGTACTAATTACATTTTGTATCATTTGCCATGCTGACGTCAGAGCTGCTTTCGCTTGTTCATTTGAATTGATTAATTTAAAAAGTGTAGCACCTAATGATGCAATGATTGCAATTACCCAACCAACAGGCCCTGAAATACCTAAAAATGATAATCCCAAACGAACAACGAGTGGTGTCAAAGTTGCAATTGTGTTACTGATTGATGCAAAAGAAGATTTGATAAATTCAACTACCGGTGAAAGTGCTGAGCTTATACCAGCAAATTTCGCACTTAGACTTTCAATCGTCGAACCGAAAGCCGCGCTTATATTTTCACCGATTCCACTAAATTTTTCTTTAATCGAATCAACAAAGCCGCCTATTGCGACTCCCATTTCTGAAAATTTAGCAGGTATTGTTGAAAGATACGCACAAAAAGCATCAAAAGCAGATTTCATCGTCTCAACAGCAGATACTGTCACGCTTTTCACCGATTCCCAGGCGCTATTCACCCCATTACGAAATGTCTCGTTATGTTTATAAAGTTGCAAAATTGCTACGCCAATTAAAGCAAGCGCAGCAATTACTATCCCGACAGGCCCCGTCAAAAACGCGAAGGCGGCTCGTAATCCTACCATTGCTGCACTTGCTAGTTTGGCAGCCGTCGTACTTTTACCGAGCCATCCGATAAATTTACCTAAAGGAATAAGCGCCGTACCGATTGCACTAGCCATCATACCAACCACAGTCGCGATAACTAAAAATCCAGTTACAGATACCGCTGAAATAGCGACTACACTTCGCATAGTCCCTGATAAATTAGCGAACCAGTTAACCAAATTAGTAATTGAATTAGCAACGGCTTCTATAGCAGGGCCAAGAGCATCTACAAAAGTCTTAGAGTTAGCGTCTATAGCAGACTCCATCATTTTAAGTGCGCCGGCCCATCCTTTTAACATGTCGTCCGCTGCTTGTTTCGATGCTCCGCTAGAGTTTTTAAGCGCTTTCGTCATTTCTCTAATCTTCTCTGGCCCAGCACCCATTAAATTGAGCATGCCCGAAACAGCTTCCGTACCGAAAATAGCTGCCATAGTAGATGCTTTTTGAGAATCAGTATATCCTTCCATACCTTTCTGTAATTCGCCCATTAGTTGTGCTAAAGGCTTCATTTTTCCGTTAGAGTCAGTCGTAGTTACACCTAATTTCTTTAACGCATCTGCCGCCTCTTTCGGAGGTTTAACTAGACGTAGCATTGACGCACGTAGTGCTGTACCTGCGCTCTCACCTGTAGAACCTGCATCGACCATAATACCGATACTTGCTGCTAGTTCTTCCATGCTTATACCTAGCGCATTAGCTGGGCCAGCAGCGTACTTAAATGCATAATTGAGATCAAGGACGCTTGCTGCGGATTGATTCGCCGATTGAGCAAGTATATCTGCTACTTTTCCCGACTTATTCGCTTCCATTCCAAAAGCATTTAACGCTGACGTAATCGTATCTGCAACTAGTCCTAAATCCTCACCTGAAGCGGCCGCAGCACTTAATACTCCAGGTAATGCTGCTGTAGATTGAGCTGCATCGAACCCTTTTGCACCCATTTCGCTATAAGCAGCGGCTACTTCTCTTGTCGAATAAACAGACGTCTTTGCCATGTCTAAAATATCAGATTTCACTTGATTATAAGACCCACCCGTTAGTACCGCTGCTCTCCTCGTTTGGCTTTCGAACTCTCTCGCATCATTTATCATTTTGCCTAGAAAAAATCCGGAAGCGGCGGCGGCTGGAGCGAATGCGTTTTGGGCTGTCTGCCCCGCTTGCTGTACTCGATGCCCCATTTCTTGCACACGATTCCCTACGTTTCGAAATGTAGAGTTCCAACCGTTCATATTCGGTGGTGGAGGCGGTGTCATATTACGCATACGATCGTTCATCTGTCGTACTTGCTGACTAGCGCTTTGCATAGCGGAGTTCCAACCGCTCATGTTCGGCGTTGGTATATTAATCGGCTGACTTGCCGCTTGTTGAAACTCCCTTAGTGTTCGAGTTATATGCTTAAATCCGTTCTGCATATTCGATATGTCAGCGAGTAGCTGCACCTCGATTCTATTTTTACTAATTGTTATTCACCGCCCTTTCCGTTCTGATTGCGCAATGCTTGCTCGATAGCATCAAACAACGATTCATTTGCTTTAATTTTTTTCGTTAATTTCTTGTGCTCTTCTTGCGCTTCAACTAATCGAGCATTTTCAGGACGTTTAAATATATCCTCTAACGACTTGACTTTTTCGCTTTGTGCATTTCGATTGAACAACGCTTGAACACTAGCAATCTCATACGTATCTAGAAGCCGCTCTCTATAGCCGGTAAGCATAATGTGGTACTCTTTGATACTTAAGCGTTTAGACTCAAGCGTTGTCATGCCGAAATAGCGAAAACAATCTGCCTGTAAATCATCAATGTTTATTCGTACAGGCTCTCGAACGCTTTCTTCTGATCTTCCGTCATGCTCGCCAGTAATTTGTTCACTGTTTTCTTGAAGAAAAAACTATTAAGAACAACTGCCTTGTTATATTTAAGAATGTCATCAAATGATAACTTTTCCGAAGCCAATTGTTGACTTACAGCTTCCTCTATGTCTTTTCTTGTAATACCTTCTTCCGTATGAATTAATGCGTAATAAATTACATCTACGAAATCAGCAATGCCGCCTTTCATCGCTTTTTGAACGAATTCAAAAGGTCCGCCATTCTCATCGATTAATTTAATCGCTTCAAGTCCGTATTTTAGTTCGTACTCTTTTCCGTTTACCTCGAATCGTGTATATGATTTAGCCATTTATAAAAACCTCCGTTATTCTCTGAATTAAAAAGACGGGCATTTTAGCCCGTCGTTATTACTGTTTTGCTGATAGGGTATTCTGGACATTAACCTCTCCGTCAGACGCTCCTGGCGGTAATGTACTAATTGTCCCAACTGAAAGCGTACCGTTTAATTTCGCTTCAATAGAATACTTAGAAAACTCCTCGTTCTCATGCGATAATTCCACATTACTTAACATGAACGTACCGCTCTTTGCTTTGAAAGACGAAGAGGAAGCACTACGTAAGGAAACTTCGTGAATTTTTACAAGTTTCTTATTCGTAATTGCTTCTTCAATGTAATCCAACGCCTCATCTCCTTCGGTACTCACACCTTCGATAGACACTGATTGTGTTACATCTCCGTAATCCGAACCGCTCTTATCCTTTGTTTTCAGTTCGATTTCGCCTGCTTCGATAGAACGTGATCCGGACGTTTGGTTGAATAAACGAACCGTTTTACTCTTTCCATCTGGTTGCGGGATATCAATTAAATACAGTGTCTCTTTTCCTTTAAATTCTGGTGAAGCTGCTGTCCCTGCCATTCATATTCCTCCTTAAATTCATATCGTTATCGTGGTAAAACTGCGATGCTTTGCTGTTACTTGCTCCACGCTTTCTTGCGGAACTGGTTCAAACGAAGAAACTTCTGCATCTAAAAAACCGACTAGTGTAGGCGTCTTCGAACTTGTGTCGTACAAGTCGATAGGTCGCCTTTCTAGTCGGTCGATGATTCTATCTTGTAATTCATTTCGGTTAGATACTGTATCGGAATACACTCCGATTTGTATTAAGTGATTTCGTGCGTAATTGTCTTTCGAATATCTATCAATTGTTCCCGTTAAAGATTCAATCGTTAGAAAAGGCTTTGCTTTTCCAGTAAGAGAGACACCGTCATATACCCAAATAGTAGGTGCGACCTCTTCTAGTGATTTTTTCAGCGAATACATTACGTCATTAACTGTGGCCATCGTTATAAACCTCTCGCTGTTCTCTGTACCGTTTTCTCTAAATCAGACATTAACGGTTGCTCGCCTTCAAACATCGTCTTACGCATGAAACCTTTTTTCGTTTTGTGCGTATATTCCTGAACGGCTGCGTATTCGACATCTGATCCGTATAACCATCCTGTTCTATCGCCATTGAGAACTTTCACACTCGGCGGAATACTTCCCGCTAAATTTCCCGACTCAACAGGTGCTCTGTTAGAAGCTGCGTTCGCTTGCAACCTCGCATGCTTCTCTACCGTATTCGCAACTGGTGTTTTGTATCGGTCAGGGTTGGTTATACGATAAATATTATCCATTCCTTTAATCCTTGCGGTTACCTTCACTAAACCACCCTCTTTACAACTACTTCTCGACGGTTAATTCCGCCTAGTCCTCGTTCATCAACAAGCATGATTACGTATTTGATGCCATTTCTCTCGAGATACTTGACGTTATTCAAATCGATATTAAGACGGAAAGTAACGAGTGCTTCACCTTCTTTTACGTCAGTACCAGCGAATTTCACATTATCCTCTAGCGTGAATTTCTTCCAAACAACCTGTACCATTTCCTGAATATCTTCACCTTGAATTTCTTCGCCTGTAATCGGATCTTCCTTTGTCACGCCTTTGCGCCATATAATAATAGATTCGCGTCGATTATGTTCGATTAATTCACGGTTGGCTCGAATTTGTTCGATGTCATCGTCCGTTAACATCAATCACACTCCTTTACCGATAAAAAAGGCGATTCCGGAACCAACCCGAAATCGCTTTTTAATCTACATATTATAAATATAATTTATTATGACTCAAAAGTTGTCCTTTCAGGAAAGACCCCTCCATCTCTAACTAAACAAACCGCTAATTTTTGTGCAGCCCTGTTGAAATAAAATTTAGAAGAGATATCTTTATCTGGAATAGTTTCTAATTCTCTTACTTTTTTAGTCAACTTATTTAACTCAATTTTCCCCATACTGTGTTCATTAGGTCCAAATCTATAAATCACCGTTTCTTTATCTTCATGCTCTTTTAACAACAAAACATACGAAGCCAAATTTAGTCCTCCTCTGGGGCATTCCACGGACGTCCAGATTCTACGGTTTTATCATGAGCTGTCCTATAATCCGTTTTAAATATCCCTTCAAATTTTGATTCAAAAAGCTCATGCTCTAATAAATAAATATCATTTTTAATATATGTTCCTTTTTGGAGCCTATCCCATGCTTGCGCGATTTCATAGTCAGGATCAAAACGTCCCACTCCATGGTCTTTAATATGCTCTTTAATAAATAAATGATTTTTTATTCTTTGTATACGTGGCACGCTCATTCCAGTATTTTTAGCAATAGACTGTACATCCGTCTTGGATTTTCTAAAAGACTCATACATTCTCTCAGCTATTTCGAGTTGTCTTAAGTATTCATCAACTGAAAGTTCTCTGCCTCCAGTTTGAAGATTGACTATATTTTCACGAGCTAATTTTTTAGTTTCTACAGGCGCTTTTTGATTTAAATTAATATGCTTATTTTCTGTATCTATTATTATATCTTGATTGGAATCTTTATACAAATCATTATTGCTATTATCATCTTCTATAATGTAATTTAAGCGCGAAGAACATTGTGGGTGTGGCGAAATAAGTTGGGCTAATAAACTTTCAGGTATCTTTTTAGGGTATCTACCTGGACCTAGTCCGTAATCGTCACGTCTAGCTAACTTGTAACACATATGCTTCGAGTGATATCTATGACGGTGTCCATTATCTACTAATTTGTAACCTGTAACGTAACAATATCACTTTCATTTCCATTATAAATTGTAGCTGCTCGGTGTGTATTGTTGCTCTCAGTAATTGCTACACGTTCGATTTTCCATTTCTCATTATCGTGTACTTCTCTTATTTTTTGTGAGATTGAACTGACACTTTCACCTTTAAGAATGGCCGGTCGGATTACCTTCGTTAACTCTGCTCGCATATCACCCGCTAGATTCCACACTCGGTCAGACAGTATTAAGCCGTCATCTCCTACCCGTTTAACCATATCTTTCACAACGTGTTTATTTACGGAGTCTAAAGCCTTTACATTAAGAGGCGTTTCTGCAAGTTTAGAAGTCGTCCACTTCGCTGTATCATCTATTATTTTTTCGAATGACGCTCCTGCTTGCTTGCGAAACTCCTTTTCGTAATAGTCTAAATCTCGTAATAAAGCGTTTAATCTACCCCGTTTAATTACACCGTCTTTTTGATAGTCGTTAATTAAATCCAATAAAAAAAGACGGATTAAGAGTATCTCCTTCACCGTCTCTTCTACTTGTTTTTCGTTTTCTTTTTCGTATTGCTTCGATATTTCATCGAGCGCTTTATCAAAGTCGTTTTGTAATTCACTCATGGACGATCAACCCGCTTAGCAATTCGAAAACTAGAGCCTGTACCGTCGTATTCCGTTCGTTTGCTGCGCCATAAATCATAATAGTGTTGCGCCAAGTCACGGTAATTCTTCGATACACTAGACTTATCTACGCTTTCTTCACCGTCCGTATATTTAAACGAAGATGCTTCGGCTGTTGCTTTCGCCATTAAATCAACATAGCGATAATAGAACGTAATTAATTGCGCTTGTTTCTCGTTAAGAACGGTTAGCGACGAAAAGCCATTCGCGATTAATGCTTCGTCAAAAAGCGTTTCGTCGGCTTGCAACCGTTGTTTCAATTCTTCTACGCTAATAAAACCTTCCGTCGCCATAGCCGTCACTCTCCTTTAGCTACTTTTGTGGTACGCTTGCGTGTAGCGGGCTTTTTCGGTGCTGACTCGCCTTTTTCACCCGTAACTGCTTGCGTTTCAATAATTTCGACGTAACCAATCGACGCTAAGTAAGCCGCCGATTTTTCGTCGATTTCGATTTGTGAGCCGATGCCGTGTCCATCCACGATACCGCCTATTACTTTTACGTTAACTAGCATTATTGCGCCACGTCAGCATGTAGTAATAATGAAGGTTTCTCAACGATAGGGAATCCTGCTGCTACTGCACGTAATACAGATTCGATTGGCTCTTTCTTATCGTAAGCATCAAGTACAACACCTGGTTTAAAATCGTTTTCTACTGTTGGACCATAAACGAAATTACCTAGTCCTTCGGAAACGAATACTACACGATATTGAGGCATAAACTCGATTACTTCGTCGACGCCTGTATAAACGTTACGTACCGTAACCTTACGTTGCTCTACGATTTGTACTGGTGGTAAGCCGTACCCATCTAAAACATCGTTTAATTCTGCGACAGAAACTCGTGTAACGCCGTCTTTTGCTACGCCACGCACTTCTGCGATAATACCAGCGTTCTTTTGTAATAGTGCTTGTGTTTCACGTGTCATTAAGATAACGTCTGCTTTTTTACCATTTACATCTAAGTACTTATCGTTCCATTCGATTAAGTTACCTAGTGCGTCTGCATTTACGTCCGTCCACGCGTTCGTGCCTGTTAAAGCAATCTTTTGATCTGCTGGAATTCCGTAATCAACAACGATTTTTACACCGTTCTTGTTATAGTCGAATTTACCTTTCGTAACTGCTTCTAATTTAGCGATACCAACTCGACGTTGTAACGCTTTTACTAAGTCAGCACCTTTAACTATTAATTTATCAATCATCGCTTTGTGTTCGGCGTCGGAACGAGATTGGTTTAGTGCAAGTAATTCTTCTTCTGTAGCGATATACTTAAGACCCATTTTTGCAAGCTCGCCCATTTTAGAAGCAACTGCATCACGGTCAACTACTGGCGGCTCTGCACCGTAACCAATCATCGCTGCAATATGATTCGATTTCTTAATTACATCGTAAGCAAATGTCGTAGAAAAGATTTGATCATTTGGTAAGAAACGGTCTGCTAACGATGGTGCGTCTTGTTTTTCCTTTTCTAATGCGTCTACCAAACCGCGAAGTGCGGGCTTTTGAAATTCCTTTAGTTGTGTAATACCTGACATTTATATTCCTCCTTAATTTTCCGTTAAAGTTCATAATAAAAAGCCGCTTTAATAGCGACTTGATTAGATGTGTTTTACGTATCGAATTAGTGGTGTGGCTTTTTTGAATGTTTCTGTAACACCTACGAGTTTTGCTTCGTATACTGAACCTCGAATAATTACTTGACCGACTACTCCGTCATTTTTGCCGTCGCAATCCCAATCAATATCGAGAATAGCGAACTCATCGAATCCAGTCGGCAGTGCACCTTCTGTACCGTCTTTATAAGGTTCAAACTTACCTGTAGATGTGTTACGAGCAATAGCCGTACCACATTCAACGTATTTTGCACCGAATTTAGTAGCGTCTAATGTCGCTCCTCCTTCGATATACTGCAAGTGTTCACTCGCTAAAATGTTTTTGCCGCTTTTAAACGGCTGTTCTGTAAATTTCGGTGTGTAAACTGGCATTAATATTCCTCCTTATTTTTTCTTATAATTTACCGTTGGCTTTTAATCTCGCGTATAACTCGCGACCAACGTCTGCTAAATCCTTCGGTTCTGGATTATCTCTTTTCGAATTACCAGGCGAAGGATCGGCGCCACTCCCTAAAGGTAAAACTACTGATTTTACGGACTCCAACGATTGTTGCAATTCTTCGTCCGTCTCGCCTTTTAACAGGTCTTTGACTAAAACGATTTGTTCTGGCGCATAATTAGCGCTTGCTAAAATCGCCTCTTTTTTAGCGTCCAGTGCTTTTGCTTTCTGCTGAGCTAATTGTTGCTGTAAGTTTTCATACAGCTTCTTGTAATCTTCTTTCTCTTTTAATCGTTCCTGCTCTGCCTTTTGACGTTCTTTCTCCGCCTTTTCATCAGCTTCTGCTTTCGCTTTTGCTAAAGCCTCGTCAATCATTCGCTGAACATCTTCGTCAGTATGCTTCGGTGTTGGTGGGTCTTGCGGGTCGCCAGGATTAGGGTCTGAAAAGTGTTGTAAATTCCTTAGGCGTAGTCTGAATGACGTTTTCTTTCGATTTACTAATTTCATTTATTCACTACCTCCATATGGATCAGTTATTTGTTTTCGTCGTTGTTGCTCGTTTGAAATCTCCTGTTTCTTAGCGGTGATGTTTTCTACACCTAAACGGTTCATCGCGCCAGCAATGGATTCGAATCCTGCTGTCGTTTCTTCTGTCAATAGTTCGACTAGTTCTTTACGATTATCTGGTAAAGGAAGAACAAATCGAATCTCATTGTCATAGTTGTCACCGATAGCTTTCACTACTTCTCGGTCGTATCCGAATTTAGGTCGGTCAACCCTCGCTTGTAAGTATCGGATTGTCTTTTCGTGTAATTCTTCCAAACGTGGTCCCCACGACAACCAATGCTCTTCGGTTTCTTGGATAATATCATGGAACAGTACGTGTAATGTCTCACTGTTTAATCCCCCGAAGTTCATTTCGGACGGTACGATTTGTGGTAACGAAGTGATTTCATGTAACGCTCCTTTTACCCTTGCATACTGATCCTTAAACGCTTCTTTCCAACGGAAACCACCTTCGACTTTTTTAATGTCGGGCGTTTGCCCGTCCATTCCGCCTTTTGCTTCAAGTACAGCACCTGGGGCGATTTGTAATTTATTTGCTGTTCCTTCAGGTACGTTCAACAAGGCGGTCATTGAGAACATTTCAAATTTAAGCGAGTCAAGAGCGTCTTCATTCATGCGGTTTAATATATCCGTTTGCTCTTTCATATCGTCAACTTCCGTGTTATTTGCGTCAGAAGCACTTAAATCATTAACAGGAAACAGAACTACTGGAATGAAGTCAATACCCATTGCCGTTTTAGGTTGAATTTCCTTGACAACTTTCAACGTTTTATCGTAATAGGCTTCTTCCAAGTAACACTGCCCTTCTTCGAGACTAAACGTTTGTTTATAGATAACTTCCTCATTATTTAGACGTTTAAAGTTAACGAAGTGTACCGCTTCTAATTCATCATAATCGTCATCTGAATAAATCGGGATAACTTCAGTATCTGGACGGAAAACCCACTTGATTTTCCCACTATTAGGATTAAATACGATTTTACAAGCGACTCTACCAACGATTAGCCTATCCCTTGCTGCTTGAATCAGTTTTTCGCGCATTTTATTTTCTTTCCATAGCTTGTACAACAACTTTTCGTAACTGTCTGCTCGCTGGTTTTCAGTTATTTGTGCCTCGGATGGCTTGTAGTCCATCTGTAGCATTTCCTCGATTGAATCGATCTGCATCGGAGACACAGAAATACCATGTTTACCCGCCATTTGCCAACGCGCCTTCTCGTTAATCATAACTTTAAAATAATTCGTAGCATAACGGGTTGGGTCGTAATCCAATCCGTCTGGACGTGGTAATTCTCTAGCTCTTACAAGTTGTCCTGTATTTGGATCAACGTGCTGTTTTCCGTCGTAGTATTCGTAGTAACGAATTTGTCGGTTGATACGATCCCACGTTTCTTTTCCAATAGCTTGTTGCCAAGGGGAAAATAACAGTTCGTCCATGTCAGACGGATTTAATATGTTGTAGTCTGCCATAGGTCGATTCATAAGTTTCCCTCCTTTCTATCTCATCCTTTTTCTAATTGTTCTTACAACTGTGTGACTATTACTTCCTGTCGAAACTGCCATGTGTAGAGCATCTGGCCCGTCGTCATGGTTATGATTCGGATACATTTCTAACATTTCAAGTAATAACCGTTGCTCTTTTTTAAATCGAATACGTCCCGATTGAATGTCCGGTAATAACGACTCAATACGTAAGGCCTTGCGAGTTCTTTGCTTAATTTGTTTCATGCGAGTAGCTGATGGATACCCCGCTTGCTGCAACGCTTGCGACAGCTTGTCCGCAAACCATTCCTGTGCTTGCTGCGCCTCTACTGCGATGCCGGAATATTGATACTGTAGCGATTTCTCTACCGCTTTTTTCAATAAAATATCTGGATGGACTCGTTCGATAAACGTATCAACGACATAAAAAATACCGTTAGGTGAACGCCCAACGGTCAAAATAACAGAATAATCGCCTTTTTCTTTACCCATGGCGAAGTCTATCCCGCAAAAATATTCTAATTGCTTGTTTTCAATATCCTTATCAGTCCAGTACGTGAAATATTCAGGTTTAAATACTTGCGACTCCTCGTCGACAGGGTTGCCGAGGTATTCCTGGTTGAATGCTCGAGCACCCATCGATTCACGTTTTTCCATGAAATACTTATAATCGTATGCTTGCGGCCATAATACCTGCGTCCCGCGTAACATTTCGTCTTTATTTGCTTCGTAAAAGGCGTCAGCTTGATCTACTGCGTCTTTTTCATCTGCATTGTAGAGCTTTCTCCATTCTTCCCATAAATCTTCTCGCTCTGACCACGATAAAACAGCCGGGAATTTACGTGATATAAAATCTTTACGTTTAGTAAGAACGTGGTTCAATAACGAGTCGTAATGAACGATAGTACCCATGTAAACGCAAATACCTCCGAAACCCAGCGCTTCAATCATTTCAGAACGGAACCAATGCAAGTTCTTCGCTCGTAATTCCGGCGTATTCGTATTTTCTCCGCTTTCTAAATCGTCAAGGATAAAGAGGCCTGGGCGCTCAGACAAATGACGTAACCCACGCATCTGTGTACCAATACCCTTCGCTTCTACTTTCGTACCTGTAGACGTAATAAATTCGTATTTGTTATCGACTTCGTTCATGGACGGCTTCGGGTGCAGTATTCCACCGAAATCCTCACGTAGCTTTTCGTTAAACTTGAGTTGGTTTACTGTCCATTTAATGAAGTCACCTGCTACGTCTGTAGTTTCGGAAACTTCTACAATATACTTCTGCAATCGATAGACTACTTGATGACACAGATAAGAATTCGAAAGGTAAGCGGTCTTTGCATGGCGTCGCCCTACCGACCACCCTACGTTACTTTTCGTTTTCCCTTCGGTAATATCGTTGAGTAACGAACATAGCGTCCGGTGAAAGTCTGCTGCGGTTTCTAACGTCTGCCCTGCTGGAATCAAATTCGATTCGTTGTCAGGGTTTAGTTCATCGGAAAAGTATTCATAAGTAAAACGAAGTACGTCGTGCTCGCAAGCATGCACGCGTTGTAACTTTTCCAATTCGTCCTCTAATGCTTCCCATTGTGTGACGTCGTGTTCTAGCAAGTCGCCTTTTGAAGCGAGTTTTTCGTATTCTTTTCGTAATAATAAACGATCGTTTATCGCTTGTTGGCGTTCTTGTCTAGCTAGCCATTTACCGTCAAGCCACGCCATTACTGCCCGCCGCCCGTACGTTCTTTTAATCGAGCGAGACGTTCTTCCATCGTTAAGCCGCTGTCTGCTGATTCCGTCTTAACTTCTTGTTTATCGACTAATAAACCGCCAAATTTATAGAATAACTCGATGCCTTTCATCGAACCTTGTCCTTTTAACATCATATCGAGATGCTTTTGCATAACATCAGGTAGATGCGACATAAAAGCGTCTGAAGAAAGCAAATTGACGTATTCGATAAAGTTGCTGTCACGGTGTCGCCATGTATAAAGTTGACGTACACTGATATTCGATTTTTCAGCGATTTCTTCGAGGTTTAATCGAACTTGTCCGTTTTCTTTTGCTCTCGCTAATTCCTCTGGATCATCAATCGTACTTGCTTTTGGTAAGAATTTATTAATCGAGAGTAAAGTTGCTGCCGTGATTTGTTCACGGGTAAGTTGCGTTTCTAAGCGTCGTTTTTTATCGCTCATGTAACGTCCTCCTTTCCGTTTTAAACACGAAAAACGTAGACAAAACTCTAGCGTTTCGACTACGCAAATTAATTGTAGTGTATTTGTATTCGTAATAGATTACGTTTATAGATTCCGAGTAAGTTATCGGTAAAATAGACCCGAGGTTTTAAAATTTGTAGGAAATCATTCGGGCCCTGCGCGCCGTTGTTCATTTCGAACGCCCCCGGGGCTTTTTAATCCGTAGGTTTTATGCAGGATTTTATTCATCATTAGTTTACATAATTCACGTTATACGAAGTAATCACCTTGGTTACAAACACGCATAAACCTTGTCATATCAACGTTTGTACTACTTACCGCTATTGCATATGATTTATACCGTTTATGCATAGATTACAAACGTTGATATCATGCGGTTTATTCATCGAGTGAATAAAGAAATAATGTATACGTTATACAACATTAGGGTCGAAGTTTTCGAGGCGTCTTCGTCGTGAATGCGTCGCCCGGTAATTCGGAAATACATAGCGTCCTGTTGACGTAATACCAGTCGAGTTTCTTCCTATTATATATGACGTAAATGTACCGTTTCATATTAGCTTCCGATATACGTAATAACACACCGATAGTAATCCATTTAATAGGCTCAGTTTAGACCGTATATTATCGTTAAATGAACGTATTATATTACGCCTATGATAACGTTAGTTAAAAGATAAAATAAATAAGACCTTGCATCCGCCTTTTCCGCTTCGCTCCAAAGCCGTCTGCCACTATCCTTTTATTACCTCACCGATAAAGTATTTATTATCGACAATATAATTAATATAGTAGCGGCGAAATGGAGGCGATAGCCGAAATGGTAGCCGCAAGGTTTTATCTTTTATCTATTTCTTACGTATTAATTACACAACAAGATAAAGAGAAGAAATTTGCTCAAAACCGTCTATAGCCGTTGTGACTCTAAGGCTCATGGCAGTTTCAATAGGTATCGTTTTGACAACATAGATATGGGTAATAGGTATCGTTTTGACAACATAGTTTTTACGATAATTTCCAATAGGTATCGTTTTCGTCACACGTTGTTTAGATTTGAGCTATGTGTTCCGCAAACATTCTACGTACAACTTCCGTATATTCATCCTCAGTATCCTTACGATACATAACATCGGGATGAACTAAATACCTAACACTATTTCTACTATTAGTCGTCATGATAACACCCTTACTACGTAACTTATTAACGGTAACACTTATCGTTGCTAAATCGTGCCCAGTAACTTCCGCTAATTCTTCACGATTCAAATGCTTGATTTCCTTTGCGTCCTGCTCATTCGGATTACTACATAAGTAATACGTTTGAAAATGAAAGAACGGTAGAATCTTATAAAGTAAACCGACTTCATTTAAATCGAGATCAGCTACAATTTCTTGCGTTTTCACCTGGTAGAGTTTCGTAAATGACTCGCCATCCTTAACGTCACCCATCGTATGAAAGTTAGCGCTTATATAGTAAACGTTGCTACGTCCTTCTTTAATAACGTGGATAACACTTAGCTCCTCTAAGCGATTTAATATCTTAGTAGTAGCGGCTTTACCACGCTTAAAGATACGTTGAATGTCCTGCTGTTTTAATGGCTTACCATCCTTAATTAATTTACCGTCGCTTTTAAAACGCAAAAAAGGCAAGAGCTTTATAATTGCTCCTGCCTCTTTTAAAGTTAATCCCGTTATGACTTCTCGAATAGGATCGTGGTAACTTGCTACCCAATTCTTACCGCGTGTTAATAAACGATACTGTTCCTTTTCGATAGCACGTTTATACCCTTCGGCTTGCTTACGGTTAACTAAACTATATTCTTGTGTACGGTCTTCGCCGGTAGTTACATCGATAATTCTTAAAGTAGACATTAGTTACTCACCGCTTTCTGTGCTTCTTCCAATTCTCGAAGTGCTTTCGTTGCGGCTTTCGCTTCTCTTTGAATCGCTTTTAAACTTTTAATTGCTTCCGAAGCGTCTAATTCTACGTTAATTTGTAAGCTGTTTCGTGCGTTTAATTCGCGTGATTTAATATCCGCCATTTAATCGACTCCTTCCTTATCGTTTTATATCGTCTCTAACAAAAACTTCATATGTTAGGTAAAAATAAAAAGGAGTAAGGACGCATCCCACTCCTTAAGTGTACTCCGCAGATATACACCGCAATTCAATATCAATTCATTACGTAATTATATAAAAATTACATAATAAAACTCATTATTTGGACTTCCTCATAATGCATAGATAACTAACAATGTAAAATAGTACTACTTTTGATAAATTTCTTCATATTTTTTATCGTCATGTACCGTTTTATCTCCGGTTTCTAAATCTACCGTATATACTCCGTTAGTTTTCCCGTTAATAAAACTACTGTATTTCTTCCTGCGTTCTTTGTTTCGTGACAACACTTGCTCATCAACGTACATATTTTCCTTAAAAGTTCGTTTTCTTCTAAGTGGTCGATTATAATTACGACCATCAGTTCCGTAGTTCTCTGCAAGACCTATTTGGACTTCTAATATTCCTTTTCCGTCCCTTTTACGGTGTATGCCTGCTACCCTACGTGATAATTGCGTATCACTCATAAACGGATACTCTTCTCGACTCATTTTATCAGGATGACTATCCGTCAATTCCTCATTCACTAAAAAGTCCGAGAGACGTTTTAAACTGCGCTCGTCCATAGTGTAGTAATTAGAAAGTATATCGACGACAGTAGCACGTTCTAATCTATTACGTAAGTCGTAATCAGCACCGATTAAGCGGTAAGGTATATCGTTCTTTAAACACGTATAAAGCTCATTAATAATGCTATTAGACATACTATTCATCTACCCATCCCCTAAACTGTCAATTTGTACCCTTCACCACGTCTTGCCCAGCATTCAAAAACACGTGATATTTTTACTACCGCGATTCTGATATGTCTTTTCACAGCTTCCTGTCGCACACCCAACCTCTCTCCGACCATCTCTTGCGTTAAATCGTCCCAATATACTAATCGCAAGACTTGACGCTGCCTATCCGTCAAGTCCGCGGTTGAGATTGCCGTCTCTAAATCGATTAGTATATCCGATGCAGCGTAATCGCCGTTAAATCTACGCTCTTGCATATAGGGTAAATGTCGTAGTAATAAATCGATTGATTTCGGGTTGTCCAGTGCGTAGTTTTGCTCAATGCGACGGTGTGCCGCTTCGTTGTCGTATTTGCTTACGCCCATTTACTTACGCTCCTTTTTCCGTTACATAACGACTGCCTATCTCGTTATGTGCTAAGTATTTTAATAAGCGAGTGCCAATCGCTTCAATTACGTTTACAGTTACGGCGTTGCCCGCCATTTTATATAGTTGTGAGTTCGATATGCCAGCGCCAACTAACTTATCAAACTCGGAATCTGGAAAGCCTTGTAGTCGGAAACATTCCTTTGGAGTTAGTTTACGAATCCCAATTCTTTAAACCGTGTAATCTACGAAACTCATTCGCCTTGTTCGCAACCCACACCATGTAATCCCACGTTTGCCATTCGTCACCTTCAGATAAGTTGTGCGCTTTACAAAATGATACGAAACGAGGTTGACACTCTTCTAAATTTGTTACTTTCACGTTATAACAACCTCCGTTCAATTCCCGTTTGCTCCAAAATAAAGTCGATTTCGTCGTCGTAAAATCCACGCCACTTCTTAGCGTTCATTTGCTTTAATAACGGTAAAACCAATTCGGCTGGCACATGTTTTGTTTCCTTTGTACTTCCGAAAATACCAACGTAGAAATTATCATTACGTAAATTCACGTATTGGTTACCGTACCTTAAATGCCATGTAGGCGTTTCGGAATTTCGGTCGCGCCAGTACGCGCAGTTATTGCCGTTGAAGTATTTGTAATAAAAACCGTCGTCAGTTCGTTTGCCTACATCGTCGCCGCTATAACCTTGCGCAAATGGGATAGCATTCATATCCTTGTAACCTTCGTACACCTTTCCGCTATTTACGAAATAATTCCAAGGAGTTATATTCCATTCTTTAGCATCCCATCTACAGTTAATTATTTCGATATCATCTAAAACGGAAATGATTTCTGATAAATCAGCGTCAGTATAAAAAGGACGTTCCTTCGATACTTGATAACGTACAAAATAACGATGCTTTGACGCTAGTTTTCTGTGATACCCTTTTATTAATTTATTACGTACTTTTGGTTCATATCGATTAAAAACGTCCATTTCCGGTAAGTAATAACGTTTCATTACACCGCCTCCTAAAGTCCTAATTCCACAGCAAACTCTCCCATATCAAACCCAACTACTTCCTTTCCGCTAGGAAACACGGTTACAGGTGCGCTCATATACCCCTTGTCCGCCATCCAGGCAGCATGCGATGGGTCTTCGTCGATGTTACGAGTTTTATAAGGTACGTTAGCGGCGTTTAAGCTCCATAAAACTTGTTTGCACGTTGGACACGCGTTCTTTGTGTATACGATTACGTTTGTCATTTTGTTTCCTCTTTTCTGTATTTAATTGGCTTCTCTAAAGCGTCTATATACGAATAGTTATTTCGAGTTATTCTTGAGTGTATTGTGTAGTAATTTAGATTTAACTCTTTGCACCATCTTTTTAATGATTGCGTTTTCCCTTTGTAATTTATCAATATAGTATTTCGTTTATTGTTAGCTTGTACATCCCGAGTAGCCCATCTACAATTTTCCGGTGAGTACCCCTTATTCACGTCAATTCTATCTATAGATAATCCATCTTTGTACCCATTCGCTAAAGCCCATTCCATAAAAACTAAATAATCAGCTTCCCATTCTTCAATTACCTTAATACCTCTTCCACCATAATCTTTAAAAGATTTATTTTCAGGATTATTACAGCGATCAAGTATTCCTTTATACACTCCGTATAGTTTTGTTCTTCCAAAACCATTCGAATAGTTTAAGTACTTTGCATGTTCAACCACTAAACAACCACATGACTTTATATCTCCTCTTTTTACCGTCCTACCTTCTTTAACGACTTCATTTCCACAATCACATTTAAATTTCCAAAGAAACGCTCCTCTATCTGATTTTCCTACGCATTCGATAGCAGTCAATCTGCCGAACTTTAATCCAGCGAGCTCTAACTTACCTATATTGAAACGCCACCTTTCTGTTTATAAAATAACTCTCAAATCGCTAAAAGCATCTGCCATAATCTCCTTATTACTAACCGACTGCACTCCGATATTTCGCATGATCGCATCAAACTGATCGTACATCTCGCCTATACTACCAAGATTATTAATTTCATAATCTACTTTAAAAGTGTCGATATGACTTTCCGTTTCATGCTTCAAATCAGATTCGGTAAATATATCACCTGCGCTGTGCGTCCTATCAATACGTAAGTCATCCGATGCGTTTACTCGGATAATTATAAAACCTTCTTCTCGTAACCACTGATACTCATTAGGCTGTCTCACTCCGTTTACTAACACTTTTGGCTTGTGATTCACTTTGTTTAACGAATCCTCGAAACAATATTTGTGTACATTATCCATCGTCATCTTTACCCAAATATCCGGATCAATCTCACGTAACCACTGACCGAACTTTTGATAATAAGCGCGTGGTTTCGGGTCTCGTGGGATATGCGGAAACAGTCGATGGAACTCATCCTTTAACACGGTGGAGAAGTCGAATTCCTTGAATCCGTACAGCATCCAAGCGTAATGAGATAACTCCGTTTTCCCGGAACGCGCCTTGCCCGTAATAGCGATTTTCTTAGCGTTACATAACAAATTACTCACGCCCTTTCGTAAAGGATTCAACGATTGCTTTAGCCGATCCGATGTCTAAAACGTTAATATTAATCGTAATGTTTTGCGGTGTACCTTGCGTCTGCGTTGTTTCCTTTAACTCGTCTATCTTTTCGTCAAGGAATACGATATCTTCACGTACTAAATCTAGCTGTTCGTCTAGTGCGTTAACACCGCCAATTGCTTTCGAAGCATCACTACGTGCGGATTCTGCCGTTTGTGAGAACGTTAGGATATTACGATGGTTTTCTTCCGTTCGTTCTTCTAGGCGTGTTAGTTTCGTTTTAATATCGTCAAGTATGTCAGACAAGTAAGGTAAATGGGATGGAGTTTCACTTTCGATTGGTTCAACGATTACGAATTCGGATAATTTAAGATAATTGTTCCTGCCTTCCTTATCGACGAACCTTACTGCATTTACGTCTTCGTGATTACGACTAAGAATCTTAGTAAGTGTATGAACTTCACCCTCTTCGTAGCCCTCTCCATCTTCCCAAGCATCAACGACTAACACCGTATCCCCAATCGCTGGCTCTTTCGTCAACTCACGATATCTCTTTCCGTCAACCTCGTAGATATTTCCGTCTTTACTTTCGATTTTAACTATTTCCGCCATATTAACGTCCTCCTTACAGTAACGACGGTGAGAAAATTACTATCGTTGTAATTCGTACTGCTAATTTGTATTTTTCATTCGTTGTTATCATTACAATAAACATTAATGAAATTGCGATAACTATCCACGCAAGTACCGTCATTTATTCGCCCTCCACTTCCGTTTTCAATTCGTCCCTAACCCGTCTATACTCCGCTTGTTTCTTCTGTAATTTCATGTTTAATAATTCGGCTTCTTCTTCCGTTCTGCATTTACGAAATTTACCATACATTTCGGATATCTCACGTTGTAATTGACGCATTTTTCTATTCGAATAGTAACTTACGTACTCTTCCTTGCAATTCGGACAGATAAAGAAGTGTTTGTCTACTCGGTTAGGTAGGCGAAGTTTATGGAAACGTGCGATAAATACGTGATTGCATGTTTCACATTGTGCTTTGACGGGCTTCATTATTTGACGCCTCCGTTTTCGAAATCAAATTCGAGCTGTCCAACCGCATAACCTTCCTTCGACGATGTGCCGTCCTGCCTTGCGTGATTCTCTCGATTCTTCTCTAGGTAAATTCGATAAACATCTTCCGATGATAACCCACATTTAAGCGAAAGACTGATTAAGAAATGCCACATGTCGATTACTTCGCCTTGTAGCGCTTCCTTATCGATTTCCTTCTCGTTCTTCCACCACTTCCAATTTACTTCACGTCTAATTTCATCAATCTCACTTTCCATTGCTAACGTGATACCTACAACCCACTCATCGATTGATTTATTGATGTTTCTTTCGGAGATGATTCGGTTATCTAGTTCGGATTGTAATTCGAATAACTCATTTAGCTTGTCGCTCATTGTACGTCCTCCCTTTGCTTACGTAAGAATTCTTCGATTAATCTAATACGTTGTTCAAAACGTTTTCTTGCGAAATTGATAGGAAACGGTCCGACTCCTTTTTGTGTGAGCGGCGGTGAAAATACGATTCCTAGTCGGTGGAGTACGTATTTCATTTAGTGACCTCCTTATACTCGCCTGTGCCGTCGCACCACTCACACGTTTCGGCAGGTATCAATTGATCTCCATCGTAAACACCACCAACACAACCATTTCCGCGACATAATGGGCATCTTGTGCTTTCACTCATTCCGTTTCCTCCTTCGGATTTACCTTCATAACAATCCCTTTGTCGATTAAATACGCTAACCCTATCGCACACGCATCGCTCTCATCACTCGTCTTAAACACACCCCATTCAACGTATCGCCTCACGCCAGCCTCCACCTCTTCCTTTTCCGCTCGTCCCTTACCGAGTAGTTTCTTTTTAACGGAAGCCTGTCCGATACTATCATCGACTTTTAAACCGAAATCATTTAACGCACGATCTACCGCATTCCATGCGCTAAACACCGTATAGTTCGTGTGTGGTATTTTACTAGCGAAACCCTCTCGAACTATCAAATCATAGGGCGCGTGCTTGCGGATAAACAAGTGCGCCCATGCTTCGATAGTTTTCGTACGTAAAGCGATTGGTTCAGTTGATTTTGTTTTAACGTGTGATACGTCGATTAGTTTAGGCTTGCCATTGATTACGTCTATGACGGCGATTCCTGGACTACCTAAACTTGTATCAACTGATAAAACACGAAACGTCTTTTTACGATTTGTCATTCAAAACTGCCAACTTTCGGATTATATAAATGAGGAACAATATACGGCTCTTTACCATCTTCGCTATCTTGCACTAACATCACCATTTCTTTAATACGATGATGTTTAGGTATTTCTTCAGCTAGGGCTTCATACCCATTTAATTCCTCAGAGATTTCAATAGTCTCAGATGTGTAATATTTTCCGCTTCGTTTAAAATAAGTGACGTTTACAGTTTTCATTACATTCCCTCCCGTACTTTAGCGATAAACTCCAACGCCCCAATATACGGGGCTTTCTTCGCATCTGATAAACTCGAACGCTTTACCCGACTGACTTGCGTTTTTATTTCCTCGTACTCTCCATCACTCAGCGACTGAGCACATGCCGTTTTGAAGTTGTTAAATGTCCAATGCTCGATATCTAGTTTCGGAGGCTGCTTCGTTTTTACGGCCGCTACTACACTAGCAAACTTGTTTAGTACCTCATCACGCATGTCGTCCGTTATGGCAACACCGAACGCTCTGAAATCTGGGTATTTCATATAGTCTTCTTCGCTCATATTCCACGCTTTTTTCGACGCATTCATGTAAAGTACGATGTAATAATCTAAGTCGTACATTAACGAGTAGCATGTAACTTGTTTGACGTGGTCGGCACCAGGTTCACGCAGTGAATATTCGGAAGTTTTACTGTAGGTAGTCTGTTTCGATTTAATTTCGAGTCCGACGCGTGTAATTACGCCATGCTCATCGATGTATTCTAAAATGCCGTCACACGTACCGATTAAAGCGAATTGTTGGTTATTGTGTTCGATTACCTTACGAGTTTTAACGAAATCCTCAAACGCTGGATAACCGTCTTTCGTACGTTCAAATTTAAAACGTGGTTTCTCACCGGTGAATTTTTCGTAATGGCGTTCCGCTAGTAAGATATCACGTTGGATTGCATCGCCCACTGACGTACCAAGAAATTGCCATCGTCTTTGCCATGGCTTCACTTCGGTTTGATCTCGTGGACTTCGTAACGCCTTTTCGTAAAGCTCCCTCGGACATGAGTTAGCTGACGAAGGAGAGAAATACGGTAAACTTCGATAGTCTAAGAACGTACCTTTGCTTAATACTTTTGCATAGCTTTCGTGGAGCCAAATATCCAACGAAGTATCATAAGGCTCCGAATAAGAATGCCATGTTTCGAGGAACTGACGAAATTCCTCTGCGATTTCATAAGCGAATGTTTCTTGCGTATTCTGACGTAGTAATTGTGCTGCGTTAGTTTTCGTTACGATAAGTCAACGCCTCCTAATCTTGATTTATTAAAACGATTGCCGGTCCGTTAACCACGATTCCTCCGACCTCTATCTTTTCGTAAGGCTCGACCTTGACAGTCATTACACCCTCGCGTCGCTCTAGCTCTTCGCTAAGTTCTTTCGTTGATACTTCGGATAGGTTAATCATTTACACCCTCCTCTTCGTTAAACCATTCTTCGATACTAACTTTTTCTAACCATCGTTCTGGATTTATCTCAACGTCACATCTGACGGGAACTAGTAATTTAACTGCGTTTTCCATCGTAGTTTTTAATTCGAATAGAGCTTCCTTCGAAATATCTCTCGGACACTCGAATAACAATTCGTCATGTACCTGGAGTAATATATCTACGTTATATTTCAATAGTACGGGCTGTAAATCTACAATTGCTTTCTTTAAAATCGAACCGGCTGACGCTTGAATCGGAAAGTTACCAGCCATACGATCCGCACGAAAATGTAAGAAACGGTCTTTCGACTTGTACTCGGTGTGTAACCGACGTTTCCTACCGAAAATATCCGTAATGTAACCTTGCTTACGAGCCAATAGTTTCTGCTCGTCCATATACCGTTGAATCCCTTTGTAACCTTTAAAGTAGTTATCGATAATTGTTTGCGCTTCGGTTCTCGTAATGCTTAACGTATCGGCTAACCCTTTGTCGCTCATTCCGTATACAATACCAAAGTTAACCACCTTAGCTTGCTTACGGAATTTCTGCTCAGGTGAACCGTCTGTATCTTTGTTAGTTTCGATATCCTCATACGTGTATTTACCGTTACTAATCATCGCTGCCGTTGTCGAGTGAATGTCGCGTCCTTCTTTGAACGCCTTTATTAGTTCAGGTTCTTGGGCCATATGTGCTAATACACGTAATTCAATTTGTGAGTAATCTATAGAAACGAGTATTTTACCTGCACTCGATGTAAACAGGTGACGTATTTCAGGACGTTTCGCCGGTATTTGTTGAGTGTTCAAAAAATGTTACCGTGCCGGAGTTTAACCGGCACTTCTTACGATTTACCATCTCGTAAGTTCAGACTATCTCATTATCCTGCCTTGCTAATAAATCGCCATTTGTAACCGCCAGCCATTCTTCTATTGCCGTTACATACCTCTCCGATTTTTATTGCACCAGTTTGTTCTCTAGCTTCTTTAATAGAAGGAAAAGTTCTTAATACATTACCATCCAGGTCGAGCATAGCTACAGGCTTCTGATTTTTCTCCCGAGCAATTTTATGTGCCGAGTCTACATTGTGAGTTCCTCTCTTTATACAATCACGTATGTTTTCTATTCGACTCATCCACTCTAAGTTTTCAGCCTTGTTGTTTAACCTATCTGCATCTATATGATTTACATCTAACTTTTCTCTGTAGCCTTTACAAAAGTGCTTCGCTACTAATCTGTGGACTGTATTTTTCACCTTTTTGCCGCCCCTAGCTAAATCCACACATTCATAACCACTATTGTTTATATAAGTGCTAATGATCTTCCCTCTAAAGAACTGTTTCTGGCCGTTACGTTTTGGTACATAGCGATCCAAACTTCTTATTTTCCCTAAATTACTAACTTGGTAAAATCCTTCAAAACCTTCGATGTCTTTCCAGGTTTCGATAGTAAAACCTCCTTTATTTAGAGGCAGGATACTCGGCGCTCGTGGACGGATTATTGGTTTGGTTCCTCACCATCTAGTCGTTGAACCTTCTGTACTACTAAAACCGTTCATACAGCTTGGCTGCGGATTATCCGTTAATTGGAGGACTTCCCGCAATTCACCGAGTTTTCATCGCACTATTACTAGTACGCGCCCCAACATTCTAGGGCTTTTACATGTAAAACGTCCTGTCGCCGCTCCGTACGTGTTATGCCACGGATGTATTTTGTTATCGTGTTTAATTTCCTTCGGTAACTTTTGCGTAAATGCTTCGCGTAGTTTGCTGACTCCTCGGTAATCGAGAATCTTAGAAATTACGGGATGTTTCCCTTTCAACTTCTTCAATGCTTTTACGCCTGTTGATCCGTTTTCTATATCCGGTAACTTTAAATCTACGAATAACTTTTTCTTCAATTGCATCGGTGAACCTAAGTTAATTTCTTCGTCGAATAGTTCGTATATCTCACGCTGTATTTGCGCTTCTTCTTCTGCCAATTGTTCATCTAATACCTTCGCTTTCTCTTTATCGAAGTTAATACCGATTAAATCTGACTTAATAAACTGCCTACATACGGGCATCTCTATGTTAAAAACGAGCGACTTGATATCTTGTAAATCCTCTCGTTTGTCAAACCATTCCATAATCCAATCGTAAAGTTTCAAGGTTTTCTCCGTATCGCCCGCTGCGTAAACTAACGCTACATCTAACGGTATTTCATTAAACGCAGTCTTACCGAATAACTCATCGAAGTTATCACTCGGTTGTCGTAGCCAATCTGTTATCAAATCTTTTAGTCGATGGTTTCGATTTTCGTCTAATGCCATCGACATAATACGTGTATCCGCGTGCAAGTTATCGATTAAGTTAATTCCATAACGCTGCATAAACCATTTACAATCGAAAGGTGCGTTGTGCATTACGGTTTTTACTTGCTCTAGTACAGGTTTAACGTACTGTAATAAAACTTCTTCGCTTAAATTCGGATCTTCTTCATGGTTCAACGGTACATAATAATTGTGGGTTCTCGTCGAAATCGAAAAACCAGCCACTTCACCTTTCCACGGGTCTAATGCTCCGTTATCCTCACCGAATGTCTCACAGTCAAATCCAACTAAATCGGACGTTTTCATATCGTCTAACATTTGCTTTAATACCTTGCCATTGGTAACCAATACGTAATTATCCGGTGTAGCTAACACCATCTCACGTATTTTATCGTCGCGCTTTCGTCCGTGTAACACTTTCCATAACCGTAAAGCCTCCGCCTTACTAAAACGTTTAGCGAGGTCAGAAGGGCTACGACCAATTTCGCCCTTCATCATCGCTTCTTTTACTTCCGCAAGTCTCTGCCTATCAGACTCACTATTCTTCATCGATAGAATTCGTTGCCATGCGTCTTCCATCGTTTCAGTCGCTTTTTCCTTTCGCTCGACCGCTTTTGCTACCCGTGCTTTCGTTTCTTCGTTGTCTCTAACACTCGATATTTTTAGATTTAACGTTAACTTCGGCGTCACTTTCACCGCCCCGTTTCCTTGCAATTTAATCGGTAATAAAAACCCACTACCGTAACGTGATTATTTTCCGCCCACTCTTCGAAACAACGCTTATCGCAAAATGAGTTACCTTCGCGATCGTCATAAACGAATTCTTTACGGTTGAGTACGGCGCTACAATTCTCGCAAATACGCATTGCTTAACCTACTGTATCGAAACGTTGTTCTACAGGTACGATTAGTTCAACGTTCGCAACGTCCAGCCAATTAACATTATCAACCCTACTTGTATTTACTCTAAGTCCCACACTATTTTCTTTTTTGTCTCCGTACCCCTTTACGTACTCGTAAGAATCTGACACTACGCCAATATCTCCATCTTTTAAATACGTATTACTTTTATCGATTACTTTGACGATATCACCGTCTTTAATCTCACCAACCTCACGACCGATAGCCGCCCACTTAAGTTTCTCTGCTTTCGCTTTCTTTTCTTCCTCGGCTTCACGGGTGATATGTTCCGCTTCTTCTTTCGTTAATGGTTCGAGGTCTTTGCGATGTACCCATCTTGGCCAAGGCTTATCCCCGTTCAAATGGCGAGTTTCAAACACGTCATCAGGATCAATCGCATGTAATTTAACAATAGTACCGATTTCAAACTTATGCGGACCACACTCTTCTGTAGTCACTTCATTGCTAATAACTCTCGCGTAATCACTTACTTTCAGTAACGCTTGTTTAGCTTCGAGGACTTCTTCGTCGGTTGCTTTTACTAGTTCGTGCTCGCGAAACCAAGGATAAAGTAGTTCTCTTCCTTGTAAATCTTCGCATTTAAATGGTTGATTATCTTCATCATCGTGGAAAATCTTCACGATGTCTCCGACTTTACCTGAATGAGTACTTTCTCCGATTACCTTCGCATAATCACCGACCTGTAGACGCTCTACCATCGGCTCACTTTCGTTCTCGGCACTCTTTTCTTCCGAAGTTCCTTGTTCCGCCTGCAACACCTGCATGCTACGAGTAATTTTTTCTAAGTCAGACGGGGTACCTTCGAGTTTAGTTCCGTCAGGTAATTCGATTTTCACTACGCCTTCCGCGTCGGTTAGTTTGTCGTTAGTGATTGCGTGGGATTTGCGGAATACTTTCCAATCGTCGTCATTACAATCACGGCTACGCTCATCATTAATATCATCGAGGAATTTCATATCATTAATTTTATTAGTTCTTACAACTTCGTAGAATGCTTCGTACGTTAAATCATCATCATACCCTTCTTCGAAACATTGAATTAAATCGTCAACTCTACCTCCGTCTGTAACTAACTCATAAACAAACCCGTTAAATTCTACCGTATTTTCATTAACAACTTTAACTCCGTCTAATTTAGCCATGTTTAATTTCCTCCTCGTTTTCTTCGTTATTAGTTACTGCTGTTAACTCAATCCACCGTTGGCTCGCGCTAGTTTTCGTCGCCCAATACTCACGTTGACCTGCACATTCGAACATAAATACTCGATCACCTTCGACGCCTGCGATATAGTCACAATCTTCAGACGTATAAGCCTGGTCGTTTCCTTTTGTCGCACGTACTACTAATGCATTGTCGCGGTCTTGACGTACGCGAATTGTTTTTACTTGAATTTTATACCATTGTTTGTTGAGCGGGTCTCGCGCTACCAAGTCGTAAACCTCCGGGATGAGCGGTTTTGCTACTTCCCAACCGAGGTTTAAGAGCGCAAGGGCTACTCGTAATTCCGAGCAACCGCCCTTAACTGTTGTTTCATGTGCCATATGCGCCCTCCTTAGAATGGTAATTCAGTTTCTTTAATTTCGATTGGTTCGACTTCGCCACTTGACTTAGGCGTACCAGGCAATTTCGATTTATCAATCGCTTCATCTTCCGCATCTTGTAACAATGCAATGATGTCGCTTTCTTCACGGAAGTTTGCTAAGTCCTCAAACCCGTAATCAATACCAATAAACGATTTAGCCTTTTCGAGTTGGTCTTCGGACGCTTCACCGGATTCAAGGGCGTATGACTTGTCCACTTGTTTAAAGTGAACCGCTTCTCCTACTAGTGAATATTGCGGGTTAAACTTACGGCCCATCTTTTCAGCTTTGTCATAATCAGCGATAATATTGTTGATATGGAACTCAGCCGTATCGATCACGCGGTAAGTGCCGTACTCCAAGTCATATACAGGAATCATTGCATACATCTTACGTTTTGCACCGACTTTACATGATGGACACTCCGTTTTACCTGGCTTGAAGTATTTCGTAATGTCTGCGTTTGTTTCTAGCGGTGAATGGAGACAAGAGTGTTTTCGGAATCGGTGAATCGTACGTTTACCATCGAATGTTTTATCTTCGTGTACGAAGTAGAAATACCAATCGTCTGGTTCCGCTAGTAAGATGAATGTACGCCCCTCTGCGTTTACTTCACCGTGTTTTCCCATTCGAACGTAACGCGTCACACCTTCCGGAAATTCGCTATTCCCTCCGTTTTGGCTAGCTTCACGTTGTTCCTCACGCTTTTTTAACGTTTCTCTAATACCCATTGAAACAACTCCTTCGTTATAAATTCGAGCTTGGGTGACTCCCACGCCCGTATTACGTAACTGACTTCAATTACGCAATACCGACGCGGGGGATACATCGGTAGAAATCAAGAACTTTGGACGTAACGCATCGTGCTGTAATGCCAAGCGCCCATATGACGCCACTACCCGTTGTTCATATTCGGGGGAGGTGAAGATGGTGATAACGACGGGTAATGACGTTATATCGACGTGCATTTTTCGACTTTTATGTTGGATACTGTCGTTAGGAGTTTAGTTCATTAACAATTGTTAATACTACAAACATAAGTTATAATAAAAATACGAGGTACACTAAAAGTGGACTTCGGCTTAACACATCGTTAAGCAAAACCATTGCAATTAATCGACCTGCCAAGTCGGTTAGTTGTACGTACAAAGGGTAGCATTTAGCCCCCTCTGTACGTATTTAGAATCGTGCTATGATTTACGAGTTCTATATACAATGCCTAAGTATATAGAACGTATTACGCAAGAAGATAATCCTGGTAATCACCGAATTGTCTTTCGTCGAAGCGCTTTGCCAGGCGCTCGAGCTTGCGTATAACTGTCGAGTGATGTAGCCCCAACATTTTTCCGATTGCCGTCGGCGTTGGAGTCTTATTTTCACTTGACAGAAACGATTCAACGATTGCCGTCGTTGTCTCGTCGTTGACCTCACCCGGGTCAGTTAAGAAGTCGATTAGCTCTCGCTGGTCGGCTTCTTTCTTTTTTATAACGTGTTCTTCTATATCGAATTCGTCAGCGATAGTTTCGAACATTGCCGTGTTCTCTTCCTCATCACTATCTGATCCATCATATAACTCATACTTCCTTCTAGTACGTAACTTCCGTAATAGTGACTTATAGCCATTTCCGAGTGATACTGTGAATAGCTTTACGAAATCACCGCCAACGTTATTTCGTAAACTTTCCAATACCTTTTGTATTACATCGTGGAACAATCCAGTTATATCATGTTCGTTTGCCATATATGTAGCAGTGCTCCAATATCGGAGCTTGTCCCGATATACCTCTGATAAACTAATGTACAAATCCGTAAATACAAAATCATCTCCTGTTCGAAGATACTCGGTTGCCATCTTGTTAATATTTGATTTTTGTTCGTCTTTCACTTCTTATTCCCCCTTACAATAACTATGACGCACAAGTTGCCACACTCGCGCACTTTTTTTAAAAATCCTTTATAAACATATATTAACAAATAATTTTCAGAAATATCGAAAAGTCAACCAAGTATCTTACTTTATTTTTCGTTTACTTTTATAAGCATTTTCTCTACATAAAAAAAAACGAGCAGCTATTATAGCTACTCTGCTTTCTAATGGTACACGCTGATTTAGCCACCAGGAGTGGTTTCTTGTGCCATTGTTTTTGCGTTATTATTATTGTTACTGTCTAATGGTGTGTTAAGCACAAACAACCCTAGAATCGCTACTAAACCCACAGAAACTCCTAACAAAATCTTCTTCAAACTGAATTCCTCCCTTTTCATTTTCAATATTTACTTTAAAGTCTATAAGTGACTTGGTCAATCCAGAACGATCTCCTCGTTCGTAGATTTCCCTAGCAACCAGACTAGAGAAAAAGAAGTTTGAGTTAGAAAAGAAGTGTTGAAAACATTCATAAAGTTCTGAGAACGAATTATAGGAGCGAGCTTTGTATAAGAGTAAAAAGTCTTTTTCTCCCCTTTCTTCTATAATACTATCTATTAATTGTCCTTTTGTATTATCCTTTTGATATTCAATAAGTCTTGTGTCTGATTTCGCTCCTAATGGTATTCCCAAATAAATTTTAACACAATCTAATCTATCTCTTGCTTGTACCTTGAACCTCTCTACTCCAATCGTCTTGGCAATGACGTAACTATTATGAAGATATTTTAGACATCTTTCGTTGTCTTCATTCAAATACGTCATCCCTACATAGTATGACGCATCTGCAACGGTTTTCGCGCAAATATTGGCATTGATTATTAAAGAAGCACATTTTCTTGCTAAATGTAATTGATTACGATGTAAAAAAATGGGAGCGAGAATTTCAGCCAACCTATGTAAAAAACACTCCTTAATAAATAATTTCCTACTATCACTTAAATCTTCTATCATGGAGGATGCCTCCCGTGCTACCTCTAACATGATATGAATTTTTTTCTGAGCAAAATAATTATAACATTTAATAATGTTTACAAGGATATTTAATGTACTATCTTCCACACGACCGATCTTATTTAGACTCTTGATTAAATCAACTCCTTTTATTTTTCCCTGCATGTAGCTATAAATAATGCTATAAACGTTTATATAATCTTTAATTACTCCGTCGCTTTTTCTGTGTATTTGAATTAATTGTCTTAGTAGCTTTACGTTTCGAGTTATCGCAGCGTACTCTAAACTCTGCTGTATTGATTCAGCAGAATCTAGTTGTAAGCACCATTTCTCCATCTTCTCACGTTGTTCGTCTGGAAACAGATAATAGGAGAGTCTCAAGAGTTTTCTAAACCCTATAGTCCCATCCTTTTTAAATTTAGACATACACTGCTTAGATACTCCTATTTTTTCTGCTACACTTGAAAATGTTATATCATCTCTATCATTGATAGTATCGCATATCTCTCTATGAAACCCTAACACTTGAAAACCCTCCTATGCTGTATAAGAAAATTTTGGTATAATGTAATTATAACCCAAATGTGCACAAAAGTACACATTTGAATATTGAGAAATATTTTTCAAGGATGTGTTAAAATGATTGACTACACCCCTCTCCATGTCACACTAAAAGAAAAAGACATGGTGATAAGCGATTTAAGAGATAAAGTATTACATAGTAAAACAATTGCTAGAATTAACAGAGGAATGTCCGTACACTTAAGTACCGTAGAAGCTATTTGTTTACACCTTGATGTACCTATTGAAAAAGTAGTTAAAATTGCTGCCACTGAAGAGTAATAGTTTTAAACCTCCGATTTAAGAAAGGAGGTGATTACATCGTTAAAAGTCGGAAGGTGCCGTATTCCCGAACTATGTAAAAAGAACGGCATTACACAAGCTGAACTCGCTCTAAAAGTCGGTATTACACCGCAATCCATAACGGATTATGTCAGCCTGCGTAATTTGCCTAACGTAGAAAGAGCGCGTAATATTGCCGCTAAGCTACATTGTGACATCGAAGAATTGTACGAATGGGAAACGGAATAACATCTATTTACCGGGAAGGTTTCGTATCTTCCCTCCGACCGAAAATACGTGAATTCACGTATGATAATTTTAATCGAACTGGCTCCGCATTATCAACTACAGATATCAACGAATCCTTTCCTTCTTTTAGTAACGAGTCATTCGCATCCTTAAATTCACAAACATATCCATTTGTCAAGCGCATTTTGCCATTTAAATATTTCTCAAGTTCTTTTCGAAGTTTCTCGCCTGCTGGATCGTTATCCGCTACGATAACTAATTCTTCTATCGGCGACTTCAATATTTGCTCTGCCTTTCGTTGGTTAAACGACGAGGATCCGTTTGCCAGTCCGAAAACCCCAGCCGTCATAAATGACATCGCATCTATTTCCGCCTCACAATATACTGCCCGCTTAATATTTCGTTTATAAGCGAGATGTAATCCGTATATCAAATCTCCAATTGGCTTTCCGTCCTTTTCGTACCAGAATGCTTTGCCGCGCGTTTTCCGATACTTAATATTCGCCAATCTACCGTTTGTATCAAACCACGGAATTACCACCGCCTGCCTAAAGCGGTCGTAACCGATCTTCATTTGCCGTTGTACTTCCTCACTAATACCTCGCTGTCCTAAATACGGGTGGCGATAAGCGTATTCTTGCAACCGACCAAAATCGAGGGCCTTATGGCCGCTTTCAATCCGGAGTTTCGGCGGCTTAAGTACGAGGTTGTCGTAGGTGTAACATGTACCATATGATTCTAACAGGTATGCTTCCGTCTCTTCATAGGTCTCATTTCGCAAGTAAGATAACAATCTGGTAAAGTTGCCGCTTTCCCATTCGCTATCAAATGCACCCGAGTCTTTCCACGTACCAGCGTAATCCCCGTCTAAGTTAACGAAAAAGCTCGGCGTGTGTTCATATCGAAATGGCGAGGCTGCAATTAGTTTATCAGAAGTCCATCTTTCGTTAGTCCAAGAAAACTGCCGAAGTTCATACTCGATGTCTACATTTACGTCCTGCCCACGTATTTGAATACTTGACAAGGTGACCCACCTACCGTTCTTTTAAATTAAAACACGCTCGTAAATTGTTTCGCTGCTTCCTCTCCTGTTTCCATTTCCTTAATCACGCCAATCTGCGGCATGTAAATGATTTCGGCGCTTTCGCCTTCACCACCGTCACGACCTTTATTAATACCGATTATACCTCGTCCTTGTTTTGCATCAGTATCAACCGCAATCAATAACGCCGCATCCTCTAAGAGTGCTTTCGTTTTCTTTACTTCGCTACGTTTCGGTAAGCGTAATTCTCTTTGGCCATCCTCGTCCTCGCTGTTATCGACTTCGTCTGCTTGTGTAATAGCGAACATAACCACTCCTGTTTTACCGGCTAATCGACGTAAAGCCTTCGATGTAGCCGCTGCGTCCCCGCCTGCTGTCTTTGACGTGTTCTTTTCGTAATCTAAATAATAGAACGGGTCCACAATTACGACATCTGCATTTGTCTCACTTATATCTACTTCTAACTGTCGTAAATCCCTTCGATGAAAGTCGTAATCATCTACGCCTCGGACAACAATATTACCTGGTAGAATTTCATTGATATTCGCTAGGAACATTTTAAACCCTTGTTCAAATTCTTCTGATAGTTTACCATGACGGATTTCCTTCGAATCAAAACCAGCTTCTAAATTTATACCGTCTAGTTCGGCTACAGTCGCTCCAATACGTGATGAGATTGAAGTGTATAAGCGTACCATCCCTTCGAACCATCCCATTTCCATTAGCCAGATAAGCACGTTTGCACCTTGAAACGCCATTTCTACGCCCTCTTCGATAGTCGTTGCGGATTTACCACGCCCTGACTTTCCATAGATTGTGTATACGTTCGAGCTTACGTAACCGCCAATCGCCTTATTGATGAATGAAAATCGAGACTTCCAAATGCGATAAGACTCGCCCTTTTTACGACGTTCGTATTCTTCTAGGAATTTAGACGTATCTGCCTTCAAACTTGTTCCCACTTTATCACGAACGTCTGTTCTTATTATAACGCTGTCAACTCTATCTCGCAACCATTCTAGGAAAGAATTTCCGTCTAGTTGCTCAAATTGTTCAGGCGCTTCGTTTTGTAAGAATTCCATCGCTTCGACCTTTGCCGAATAAGACTTGATTTGTTTCGTTAAATACTCGAAACTATCCTCGACATTTGGTACGTAAGTGAATCCGTCGACTTCTGCTACTAGCGTACGGAAGTCGGGGACACGCCCGCGATTAGTTTCTACGTAATCTTTAATAAAACGATACGCCTTACGTTCAGCTTCCGTAACAAAATCTCGCTCTGTTACATGATTCAATTGTATCGGATTAGCCGTATCTATTACTTTCGATAAGAGCATTTCTCCGTAGTTCATTAACTACACCTCCAATTTACCATCTATATAAATATTGTGTAAGGCAACAAATGTACTAATTTTAGCGAACAAACCGAACGTAGTTTTGCAGTTTGATTACAGGAGTGTTCGAACCGCTCGCATTCTCTCCGCCATCTTTCGTTTCTGATCCTCGCTATACTGACGTAATCGCTTCATACTTACCTGCTTTTCACCTAACGTGCAACGCACTGCTAGCGGTTTTCCATCGTCGTCACTTTCGATAACTGTAACGTTTTCTTCACCAATTATCCCTACTAACTTACGAATGTGTTTTGGAACGCAAGAGTATGCGTTCCATTCCTTCGTTTCGTTGTCGAAAGTCAATACGGTTTCTTGTTCTTTTGTTGAGTATAAACTCATTGATTAGCCTCCTCCGTTTCTATTAAAATAGCGTTTTTGTTATAAACCATTGTATATGGTAAAATATAGTGACAACATGTTTTAAGGAGGTTTTAATATGCCACACGAAGTTTGGTTTCCTATACTCCTAGCAATATTCGTCGTATTTTTCCTTAATAAAGAGGAAAAACACAAACAATAACTTTATTTGTTCCAGCTTAAATGTATGTACGCAATATTTAAGCTGGTATTCTTTCAAATAAGGATTTTATTTTGTTTGGTTTTTCAGTAACTCTGGGTTTTCGTAGATGTTTCCAATGACTATAAACTCATAAATTTCACCGTATACACACTTTTGATAACCTTCCCCAATTTCAAAAGGTAACCATCCGAAGTTGCCCCATTTAACAACATGCTCAGCAAGTGATTCTTCTTGGAAATGAATACCTCCGTCATGACGACTTACAATATCCCCTTCATAAATCTCCTTACCGTTCTTGTCTTTTAAGCCTGTGTATTGCCTTAAAATTGCATCACCATATTTACCATCAAGTGAGAAGTGACACCAATCATTTACTTGACCATCAAAATTACCGTGTGTTGTTTTGCTTTCGAAATTAATGTTTACAGGAGTGAAATGTTCTCCTGTCGGTTTATATATTGCATCGAACTTAATTTCTCTCATTCTCTTTCCCTCCAAAATAACTATTTTGTTTGATTTCGCATATTTTTAAATGGCTCTATTAATAGCCAATAAATAAATTTACAAGCGTTATATATAACGGAAATGGCAACTATACTTAAAATAACAACCATATAAACTAGTCCGCCCCATCCTTCATGAATCGAATCTAAAATGAACAATGGCGAGACAAAAATTAACCCTATTACACATAAAATCACGAAGGCAATTATCATCAAACATAGTTCTTTTAGTCTTTCTTTGAATAAACCCAAATTTCAATCACCTCGTTTTCTATTCAAATAACGCTCTCGTTATAAATTAATCATCATAGTCGGTATCATCAATTGCAATAAACTCTTTGTTGCATTTTGGACACTTTGCTATGTATTTAGGATGATAGGTATCATCATAAAATCTAAATTGACTACCTTCTCCGCAATGAGTACATTCCCAATACCCTTGCATATATCCACTGGTTGTTTCTGGTCTATCGCAATTAACGGAATAAACTAGATAAGGCTTATCTGGAGCGTAATGCGGTGCATACATAAAAGGTGTTAAATTAACCATCTCTAATTCCCCTTTTCTATTCAAATAACGCTTTTGCTCAGTTTTCCTATATTTCCAATTCCTTTCGAATCTCATCAGTCATCATTAAAAATTCTCTAGCATTTATAACAACATGGGTGTAGTCTTCTGAGGAATTTACTTTCATAAACACATTTATCAATTTCTTCTTCTCATTCGTGATAAATTCGATAGTGTCTTCCTCTTCCATCATGCAAGTTAATTCATGCTTCTTCATATTTCCAACCCTCCGTTTTTATACAAAATTCAAATTTGGTCTTACTTTTCCGTTTCCTCCAACACAACGTTATAAAGTCCGAAGGTCACTCCGAAAATAAAAGCGGTAACTTTTATTTCCATACCACTTAGTCCACAAAAATACGTAAGCCAAAACCACGTCGGCAAAGACATGAATACTGCGATAATAATCTTTTTCATTATGAGTTCTCCTTCATTCCTTCTAAGATTGAAAACATTAGTAAACCTAATAGTAGTAATACTGTGTATATAATATTCTCTGTAAAAGTAAGTCCTATATAAATTGAGAATGATGACACAGGTACGAAAACAAGGAATTGAAATACGATTAATATTAATTTTTTCATCTTCGCATCCCCCTTTTCGAATCACCCTCGAACGGCAACACCACGCATAAATCTCGCACTCTATCGTACAACCTACGATCAAACACGCTTTCCAACTCGTCGATAGGAATGTTCGAGGTGTAAACCGTAGGTAATCCGTTCGTTATCCGGTGGTTAATCACCGCGTGTAAATCGCCTCGAAATGCTTCGGTTGCACTACGTACTCCAATATCGTCCAATATCGCAAAAGGGGCCGTCTTAGCGTTAGTCATGCGACGGTAGTATTCCTTTGCGGATTTCTCCGCCGTTTCACGCGGTATGTTTGACCGATTAAATTCGTTAAATAACGTTTGCCATTCGTTCACATCTAAAAAATAACCAGGTACCTGCAACGATTGCCTATTTCGCTGCAAACTACCGATGTAATGCCGGATTAGCCATTCATTTAAAATAACGGCTGCTGTTGTCGTTTTCCCTGTACCAGTTTCTTCGGAAAACAAATACATCGATTTGATCTTGTCTTTTACATCCGTTGCCTCATCCGCCTCAAATTGTCGTGAGAAAGTCGTTACATACGCTTCGATAGATTTATAGACTTTCGGTTGTGTATCTTTTACAGGCGAATTCAGTAGCGTTAAATGACGGTATTCTTTTGGTAAGTTGGTCGCTGCCATACGTCCACCTTTCCCGTTAAATCCGTGTAGTGCGATGTATGAAGGGCATTGACGGTTACATGATTCGCTTTTGTACAGTGAACAATGATCGGATAGAATACATTGCATCAAACCAACGCCTCCCCTGCGAATTTATCCTCATAATATTCCGTAACAGCCTTGATGTCCTCACCCGCTAGAACAGCGCCTCCTTTACGTAACTCCATGCCGTATGGACACTGTTTATAGCACTTATCTTCTACGGCACCCATTCGAATTAGTTCGTTAAAAGGACAATCGAAGCAATGATTGTTTAGTATTCGAAGCACCTTACTACGTGCTTCTTCTTTTTCAATATTGTTATAGGTACACTTTGGAAACTCATTCCTACGTGCTAATAACGTTTTTTCACGACCACATGACGGACATCCCACACCCCTTTTAAAATGCATGTAAGCAATCGAAGGTTTTTCATTAGGGTGATACGGGCATGTGTAACGCATTTTCGTACGGTTATTTTTGTAAACCGTCTCTAGTAATGTATAACCTCTTTCCGCAAACTCTTTACGTACTTCTTCAATCGTTCTAGTACGATATTTATGTTGTTGTCGTTTACATTGACGGCAACCACCGAAACCCTTGCGCATATTACCTGCTGTTATCTGGATAATACTTTCAGGATGCTGACGGCATTTACAACGCATCGGTGTTCTTGCGTTTATATAATCCGTTTCTAGTAAATCGTACCCTTTAGAATCAAAAAGTGCTTTTACTTCTTCGAACGTGAATTTAGAACGCGCCATTTGTCTTCCCTCCGTTTATAGATAGTCGATAATTTCTTCTGTACTAACTTCCATAACCTCCGTCTGTCTTTGTAATTTCGCTTCTTCCCTCCGCAACTCATCAAGCACTCGCGGTAGAATACGCCCACGCATATACGAATACATAAACGCAAAGTTTAATCCAGGATACTCCCGTGTCGGCTTATAATCGGCAAAACATGCGTCGATGAATTGTTTTGTTGCTTCCGGTTTATACTCGGCAATGAACGTCTTCAACATCCGCCCTTCCATCGCATAACTGCGAGTGACATAAGGAATTTTATAACGCTCCTCATGTTCGTGCTTTAGATACTCTCGGAATGTCGTTACGTTCCACTTTTCGATTGGTAGGTTGCGGAAATCTTTCGTTGAAACTCTTTTTATGCGGGTCATTTCGTAGCCTCCTCTACTAATCCATCCCAGTGCTTAAAATCGTCAATACCTGTTTCATGTAGCGTCTCAACCCGTATTTGCTTATCTAGAAAACTTTCGTATTTATTTACACTTTCTTTAGCGATTTCTACAAATTCACCTGCGCGTTCTACTTTGGCGTATTTAACCCCATATAACATGCGTCTTCGTCTAAACGTTAATCCAAGTATGTTTCTGGTAAGCGGCAGATAAATTCTTACTTGATAAAACGTATTTATAAATGTTACTTCTTCGATTTCAATTTCATAGTTACGATATCTTCCTACTACTGGGAATTTACGTAAAATCATTCTGCCCCTCCTCGTCAAATAATTGCGCATGTAACTCCTCGTTAGACGCCTGCCACAAGTCTCGTCCATCTTCCGTTTTGAATACGTTGCGACGGATTAGCGCCTCGATGTAGATTTCTTTCAATAATAAATCGTGTAACTGCATTGTCCCTCCATTTGTATTGCTCAATTAACCTATTTGTAGATTCCTAGATTTTTGTCTCGTTATTTGAGCGTAAAATTCACGTTAGTAACCTTTTGTGACCTTACGTTCTTGTTGGCGCTCAATCACTCCAGTTACACTCCCGATGCTACACTCGACTTTTTGCTTAACTCCTTTTAACGTGTGCATGACCGACTGTAATACCGCTTGATCGTCCTTTGCCTTACGACGTTCCTTACGAATACGTTTCAGCTCTTTCAATAAGTAATTACCACGCGCTGTAGTAAACGTTTCTATCTCGATAGTGTGTAAGATATCTTGCTGCGCTAAATCCGTTTGTGACTTACGTATATTCGTTTGTTGCATGTCGGACTCTAACGATTCTAGTTCTGATAGGATACGTTGCAGCCGCTTTTTTACGTTTCTCACCGTAAACACCTTCCTTCTTCCTCGTAGCCTTCATCTTCATCCCAAAATCCAAATATTCCCCTGTCCAGTAAAGTAACGGTACCAGCGTTCTCCTTTTCCGATTGACTGCCTAGCTCAACCGGAGTTTGTTTATCGTCTTTCACGTAAAATATTCTCCATCGCTTCAATCATTTTGTGCCCATAACCCGCCTTGATTACGGCCCACACTCTTGTTTTTTCTTTTGATTGCAAAAGAATTTCTTTTGCATTAATGTTGTAATCTAAGAACATACGATTATAAACCTCTGTCCATGCGTACGGATGGAGTAACTTAAGACTATGACACATATCTTTGTGTAAAATGTCTATTTTTTCTCGCTGATCTTCATGTGGGATTTTACTATTATCCACCTTCATGCCTGACATATTTAATGTTAGCTTCGGTTCTCCTTGAACAGGTTGGGTCTTTCTTTTCTTCGGTTGTTGCTTTTGCGTATACGATAGCTGGTCGATTTTAAATGACAATTCTTCTACTAACGGCTTGATAATTAATTCTTGCATGCTACCAATAACAGCGTGAGTGGTTTGACGTGAAATATGTTTAGCAAATTCCGTTAAATCATCGTCTAGGTGCCCACCTTCTACCTGAGTACTAAGCTCATTCGTAGTTTGTTGATAAACAAGAGGCATGATTTTCTGTTCAAATTCTTCCGACAATAGAGTCAGTACTCCTTGCCCTTCAGCATTTTTCTCGTACTTAAACATTTCGATTCCCCCTATTTAATATCAATAATTACTTGCTCATTAGTTTTCGAATACTCTACTACGCGTTGCACATCGTTTAAGAAATCTCGCAATGCATTTAACGTACTTTCATATTCCGCTTTAGATCGTCTATTTAACGCGTGAAACTCACCTTCGTAATGTTTTAAGAATGCGTACTGTTTGATGAAGTCACGTGTGTGCTCCGAAAACTCCATTACCATACCAGAAATTTCAGTTTCGTTCGTAATCCTGTAAACATTTTCGGATATCTCTCCATAACGTTCACGATACAGACGTAGCTGCTCCTCCGATTCGGTATCTTTTACGTACTGCACTTCCGGTGTCTTATTACGCTCCTCCGTTAGGAGTTGACCGAGTTTGCGTTTGTCCTCTTCGGCTTGCTCCGCTCGTCTTTCGGCTTCTTCTGCTGCTCTTACCGCTGCCTCTTTCTCTTCGATAACCCTACGCTCTCTTCGCTTAAATTCTTCTATCTCACGTCGTGACATTTCAGTGAGTTTTTTCGTTGACCCGTCAGGCATTTCGCGGGGCTTTTCGAGTTCTTCGTCGTCAAAGTCCGTTAATACTTCTAGGACACTCAACGAATCGGGTAACCCGACACCGGTGTCGGTTAACTCAAAACGTTTGAAAACCTTTATAAATCGCTGCGCCTTTCTTTCATGTATATTTACACTAGTCAACCATCTACCCCAAGCTCCTCTAGCTACAATCGCCCTCCCCTCTACATCGATCCCTTTAGGTAGTCCGTATTTTTCTGGGTTATATTTCACTTCATGTAACCGTCTTCCTATCTCAAAAATAGCTTCACCCGCTACCCGCTGGTATGCGTTTATTTCTGCCGTTATCACATTAATATCGTTAGATAACTCTATTAAACTACTACTCATTACTAACACCTCCTTAATATTTAAAACCTGACAACTTCACTTACGCTCGTTGTATCTCATCATCTATTAGCGGAGTTCTTTTATAAAAGTAATTACCGCCGAATATATTAATGATGGAAGGATATTTCGCTAGAAATAGCCTTCAAGGTTTTTGTTTTGCAAATGATATATAAAATAACTGATATATAAATAACTAATAATTCGTCTTCAGCTCATGAAGTACCCCGCTACATATCTTGAAGTGCTCCCCCTTCACTTCGTGAGTTTAGTCCTCTATAAGAATTGAAGGTCGATGGAATTTCGGGAACTCATCTGGTATTGGTAACAACGTATATAGATTCGATGTCTGCCCTTTACCGTCGTTTTTAAGCCGTTTTTCTACTTTTATTAACCGTAGCTCTTCCAATCTCCTAATCGCTGATCTAACCGTATTCTCGGAGCACACACACTCCTTAGCGATTCGGCTTACACTTGGATACGAAGTTTTCGTTTCATAGTCTGCGTATTTACATAAGATAACGTAGACCATTTTCTCGTAGACTTTTCCGAAGTTTTTCGTATCATGTAATACGCCGTAGTCAATATTCACGTATTTACGAGTATTAAGCGCAACTACTCGATCCCTATTTTCGCTCATTCTCTCACCAACTTTATAATCGGTAGAATCGTATATACCGTATTCTCCCACTGTTGTGTACGCTCGTGTCTGCGTCTTTCCTTAACGACTAACGGCTTTCCATTCCAACGATACTCACATAACTTTTTGATGCGTCTATTAGCGCTCTCACGGCTTATATTTAATCGTTTTGCAATCATATCTTGCGTTGGATAACATTCACCATCTTCATCCATAAATGATGCTAATACGCAAAGTGTCGTCCATCTTTCCGGACCTAAATCTGCTATTAAACCAGAGTGTACTGCGTCGACATACATCTTAAGGAATATACGTGTCTCTCGCTTTCCACTCGTTATTGAATATTCCGTTTGGGCTTCGATTGATAATAAGTTGCTATTTTCGCTCACTGTACTCACCCGTTTCCACCTCCGTGTAATGCCTTGTGAACTCCTTACATTTACTATGACGCAGGACTTTGTACCCTCGCGCACTTTTTCGAAAAAAAAATAATTTAATTACGTTTTTCTACTTTTTACACCCCTACACAATTGGTGACTTTAGCGATAAAATATAGGAAAGGATTCCGTTTATATCGTTATCTAGGAGGTAAAAGGTATGAACGGTACAGTAAGAAAAAATAAACATACAGGTAATTGGGATTTCGTATTTAATATTGCAAATGATCCGATGACAGGAAAACGTAGGCAAGTTAGACGTAGAGGGTTTAAAACACAACAAGAAGCGGAAGATGCTCTTATTAAACTAAGAGCGAAATTTTTAGATAATGAAGTCGTAAACCTTTCACAAATGACCTATACTGCTTACATGGACGAATGGATTAAAGAGCGAAAGATTCATTTACAGAAATCAACGTTCGAAACGCATATGATCTATTATCGAAATATTATTCAACCTAAGTTAGGACATTTCAAACTAGGACAAATCGAACCAATCCATATCCAAAAATTTATTAATGATTTAGTTAACGATACAAATTACTCACCACACACAATTCATTTAGTATTCCGGATTATTAGCGCTTCATTAAAGAAGGCACAGGTGATGAAGCTAATTAAAGAGAATCCTGCAACCGGTACGACATTACCGAAACGACAACGTAAAGAAATGAACGTATGGTCCTACGAACAGGTTTGCTATTTCTTAGAGGAGTCCCGGAACGTGAAACGCCTAACTCGCTGCTATGTTGCGTTTGCTATGTCTATATTAACAGGCATGCGCCAAGGCGAAATTATGGGGTTACGGTGGAAAGACATCGACTTTGATAGGGGTATTATTTATATCAGACAAACACTAACTCAAACCGCTGAAATCAAGCCTGGCGCTAAGAATGCATCTAGTGTACGTTCTATCCATATTCCAGCAAAACTTATCAAAGTCCTAAACGAACACTATAAGAAGATTAAGGATGAGCGTATCTTTCACGGCAGAGGTTACAACGACAATGATCTCGTTATTTGTACTCAAGATGGAAGACCAATGATACCTCGTAATTTGCGTAAAGAATTTTATAATCTAACGGAGAAGCTTGGACTTCCTAAAATACGCTTTCATGACCTACGCCACACGCACGCTACATTGCTTATAGAACAAAATGTAAACGTAAAACTTATCGCTGAGAGATTAGGTCACTCCGATATTGAGACGACACTAAACACGTACAGTCACGTGTTACCAGATATGCAAAAATCAGTCTCAGATAAACTCGATAAAATCTTCTGA